CTAGATAATGATCGGCTGGGTCGCACTGAGGACCGCGACTGCCGCCTGGACCTCCGTGTAAAGGTCTGCTTCGATCCCCTGCGTATCGATCTCCACAACGAGAGCAAAGCGAGCCTCTTTCTCTCCCTCCTCCAGGATCTTCTTGGATTTCCACCATCCTGCGACGGGATGAACGGCCAGAAGATTGCGTCTCGCCAAGTCTGAAGCTCTGCAGGTCAACTGGTCGATATGCAGGGAGCCGACATCGCGCCGGATGCTCCCAAAGTCCCACAGGTCATCTTCTTCGACCTGAGGGCCGACGGGTTCGACCGCCTTGCTGATGCGCGCCATGAACTGCTGCGCATTTTCTGCGGCCCGGTTCAGCTTGAACCGAAGATTATGAGAGGCATAGCGATATCGCGAGCCGCGCGATGCCTCGGCCGGGTTGGGCGCTACGAAGGAACTGAGCGCGACCCGAAGGTTCACATTGGCGTTGCCGAGCTTGCGCAGTTCCTCGACGGGCCATGGCAGCGTGAAGAGTCGCATCTCCCTGTGAACATCGCCGCCAGTCTGTTCAGAGAGGCCGTACGGAATGATGACGTCCTGCACGATCAGGGTAAGGGCATTAGACGCGCTACGATGCGCCCTCTCGAGATCAGGAACACCGTAGCCGTAACGCTGAAAGAGCCGGGCGTAGCTGCCCTTGTTGGCATTGGCGGGAAGATGCGACTGCATTTGCGGCGTCCATCGAGCGGACGCCACATAGAGGGCGCGAACGGTTTCGGGCCATAGCAGCGGATAGTCCGACCAGAGTTCGGTAATCTGCTTCGCCGCGATCGCCGTCGCAGCGCTTGTGTCATGCGTAAAACTGAACGAGCGCTGCGGATAGGCATGATGGGTCGTGAGAAGGGATAGCCAGCCGTGTCGCAGCGGTGGAGGCAAGTTGTCGGCAGCCCAGTTCCCGCCCTCGAGAACGATATCGGGCTTGAGCGGCCAGGTCGAAGTCCAGGATGCGGTACGGGAGCTGGGGGAAAGGTCGCCAAAAGGCGCGACGCTGATGAGGCCCTCGTTGGGTGGTAGCATAGTCTTTTCGGTATAGGCGCCCACGCTGATGGCATTCCAGGCCTGTGCGGGCGACTCCAGCTCATTTTCCGGCAGATCGCAGATGTCGAGATAGTGACCCGCTGTGAACATGGAATTGTTGGTATTACCCGCCGATATCATGATGAGGCGCGGCGCCGCCCGATCGCCTGAGACGCCAGCGGCGAGTTGGTCGATTTCGGTCGACCATGATGTGGGCGCGCCGTCATGGGGCGTGTCCTCGTCGGTCGTGACCGCCATGGTGAAGGTCCGCCGACGCACAGTCTGTTCTACTGTGTTGATCGCACGGCGCGTCACCACCCCCAGCAGGTGATGCGGGTTGGGGCCTCCGTCCGGCATCAGCTTCACCGATTCCAGACGATGCGAAACAGTGACTGGCATCGTCGATTGCAGATCGGGCGTTAGGTCGCCAAACAGTGCTAGGCCGGCAAGCTGAGTGCCGTGCCCTTTCACGTCGTCTAGCCCCCAGGCCGGGTCGGCGGCGTGGCGGTCCTGTGACGGAAGGACGGGAGCGATCAACGGATGGGCGCGGCTAACGCCCGTATCCAACAAGGTGACATAACCTCCATTGAGGCCGCCGGCATAGGTGGTCCGCTGGGCGAGATCCTGAACCCATGCAGCCTGCTCCTGGACCTCCAGAGCATCGAAAAAATCAGCGGTCACCGCTGGCGCCGCAAGGGCACGCACGGAGCCAAGTCGTCTCACGGCCAGCGCGATATGGTCCCGTGTCGCGAGGCCGATGACGACGACATCTTCAGGAAAGTGCAGGCGATCGGTCCCGATCTGAACCTGATAGGCAGCGGCCTGGGCGATAAAGGCTTCCGCTTCACTTGGCTCAAGCCAGATTTCCCAGTGCGTCGCGCCATTGCCAGCGGGAAATTTCTCCTGCGGGCCGCGCCATAACGCGCGCAGGCCCGCCTCGGTAATGGCCGCCATGCTCTGAACAAGAGTGGCGTTCTTGGGGCGACCGGGGATGATCTCGCCGTCCTTCTCCCTGTCCGGCGTATCTTCTGTCTCGAATTTTTCGATCTTCTTTCGAAGATTCTCCACGCCCTGGGCCGTGGCGAAGACGGTGGCGGTTTCGGTGGTGCTTCCGCTGACGACTTCGGCGGCGCTGCGCAGCAGCTCAATGCCGCTTGATCCCAGGCTATCCTTGGCGAGCGGCTCGCCCGGTCGGCCTTTGACTTCGAGATAGACCCCTGGGAGGCCGTCCGCTGTTATCGCTGGGAGTTGGTCGATTGCTTGCAGAAGAGCCTGCGCATGGCCACTGCGATTGAGGACGTCACTTGGCGTCTTGCCGCCGCCCCCGCCCTTGGCCTGAAACGGATGCGGCTTTCCGAGGTCTTTTAGGAGAAAGTGAGGTAAATTCCGTGGCATTCGCGCTTCTTCCCAGCCCCTGCAGCGAGCGACGACGCTCTAGCGAATTCACTAGATCGACGGTCGTTATGCTATTGCGATCGCCAAGAACCGCGCGCCGCGCCGCGTCTTCGGCGGCGGCTACGACATCGGCCGTCGACAGCCCGATCGCGCAATCGGTGACCTTTTTCCAAGACAGGCGTGCGTGGGAGAAGCCGATGAGGCGTCGTTCAAGAGCCTGGCGGATCGATGCCGCATCGGGCAACTCATAGGAAAGGACGAGATCGAAACGGCGCAGGACTGCCCGATCCAAGATTTCGGCCAGATTAGTCGTAGCGATGACGATCGAAGGCCCGGTGTCCTCGTCGAGGAACTGGAGAAACGAGTTCAGCACCCGGCGCGCTTCACCCACGTCATTGCCATCGCCCCTCGCTGCGGCGAGAGCATCGATCTCGTCGAAGAGATAGACGCCACGCGTCGATTTGATGGCGTCGAACACGAGTTTCAGTTTCTGGGCGGTCTCGCCCATGAACTTTGTTATGAGGCCGTGCAGCATCACGGAAAAGAGCGGAAACTGGAGCTCGCCGGCAAGGCTGTGGGCGCTCATCGTCTTTCCAGTGCCCGGAGGTCCGGAAAGCAGAATGCGCCGCCGCGGCTTTAGGCCCTTCTCTTCAAGCTTCTCACGCATGCGGGTCTCGAAAACGATATGCGCCAGCTCTTCTCCGATAAGCGGTGGCAGAATAACGCTGTTCAACCGCTCGCTGGGATAGGAGGCGAACAGGAATTCGGCGAGATCACCACGCGGAGCGGCGATTGGCGTGAGATTCGGCTTTCGCGAGGCAGGAGGCGTCTGGCCAGCATTGGCCCACTGCCGCAGCGTTTCGGCCAAGCGCTTGTGACCCTTTTGCTCCTCTGCAGCCGACAGCTGCATAGCAAGATCGAAGAAGCGATCGGAATCCCCCTCCGCGTGGCTCTTTACGAGACCTATGAGCTGCTGTGCCGATGCCATTTCCATCATGTATCGCGGAATGGCTCGCGATACACCCCCTGTTGCGTATTTAGATACGCCATGAAAGTTGCCGGACGTCAATGCGCACTCACGCGTTTCTGGCCGAATGGAGGTTACCACCTGTTGATCATCTAATAGCTGGCATGCCGCTATCTGGGCAGTTTTTTTTCATCCTACGGTGAGGTGCGTGGAATGCTGAATGTCCACTGATGGCTAAACCAGACGTTCGACATGAGACTCGGGAATGGCAGAAAAGTCCCAGACCACGTCATAGCTGTCGTTCGGCTCAACAGCGCAGGAAGACGCGAGCCGTACGACCAACTTGGGCGCGTAACAGACATTTCCCAATCTGTCGGCGCAACGATCAAGGCCGCATCAGCAAGTCCCGACGGGCAATGGCAAGTCAGTTTCTTCCGCTCAGCAAAGTCATTCCGGATGCCGCCGCGACGAGTCGCACCGCCTTCGGCGGTTGCGCTCGGGACAGTTGCAAAGTGCAGTAGCGCTTTGCAACTGTCCCGAGCGCTTCAATGGCCTCGGATCGTCTCAAACGGCGGATAATTTTGTAGCCCATAAATAAAGGGTTGCGGTGAGACGAGACACCATCTGCAAACATAAGAACCAGCAGGAGGATTTGACGGGAATGGGCAATCCTGCAGCGCGGATACAGGTCGCGCAATCTTCGCGCGTCCAACCCCATTCGCGAAGCGGATAGCGATGATGATAGCGGGGGTCGTCATAGCCCTCGCGTTCAGCATATCGCCGATTGTCGGCGGGTGAACAATCATAGCCAATCAGTTTTGTGACCCGCTGCCCGCGATCCCAGGCTGCAACGGCGGGTGCCCAATTGCGGGTCCAGGCATCTTGCGGGGCGATTTTCCATTTGGCCGAGCAGCTATGTCGGCCAAAGCTGATCGATGGCAGCGTGCCGTTCGTCAGCAGATTTTCCAGTAGCGAGTGATAAGGTGGCCAGTGGCGGAAGCGTTTGGGTTCGTACCGCACGATATGGTTTTCCACGCCGCGCCGATCCATCCACTCTCGAAACAGCGGAACGAAGGCATCCGTTTCCGGTCTCTCGCTACCGGTATCGGCCATCAGCACCGCATCTGGCGGCTGCCCCCGTTTGACAAGCTCGACAATCATGGCCGTCGAGTCGAGCCCGCCACCCCACGCAGCAAGCATTGGCGGACGACTGGTCTTCATGCTCACGGCTCAGATTTCCAGGTTTGTGAGCCGCACCATGATATGCGGCATGCCGGGTTCACGCGGCAGATTTGCTTCGCACAGCGCCACGATCCGGTCCCAGATATGCTGGGGCATATCGCTGTCGCTGCCTTCTCCAGTAAGGCTCGGATCGACCAGGACGATGACGTCTGACCACTCGTCGGGTTGGCCGCCACGGTGCCAGGAAAACTTCGCCGCTGGTGCCTCAAGCCAGCGCAGAAACGCCGCATCAGCGAAAATTTCGGGCGCGTTCAGGACCAGAGCGCGCGCGACCTGAACGACGCCAACCGGTGCGTCGGCTTCCGCCCCTGACCCATCTTCCCGCGGGGTGGCAGCTTTCCCATCGACGAGTTTGCGTAGGGCCTCGGCCGTCGTCTCGATGTCGATGCGATCGGTAAATATCGCGCAGCGGCCGCCACCAAATTCCCCCACGCGGGCAGGCGTGGAGGTATAGGCCCACTCGAACGTGATGGGCGCTTTGCGAAGCGTTTCCTGGCAGCAACGTTGAATGATCGATGCGAGCGGCCGAGGTTCAAACTCGGTCGTCCCGAAAATATGGATAGGGCATTGTCCAGGTTCATCCGGGGGAAGTCCGCTCGCCAGTTCGGCTCCGATGATCGGAAACTGAGGATCGTCGAACAGCGCCAGCAGACCGCTGAACGGGTCACCGTCTTTGGTCGCCGGAAAAGCCGCGAGAAAGGCCGGGGTAGGATTGATCGGCTCGAAGTCGCAAGCCAGGCTCTCGGCAGCCGCGAATGCCTCATCGAGTAAGGCCATCTCTTCAGTGCTGCACGAAAATTCAAAGCTTGCCGAAGCGAAGGAGTCAGCCATGGAAGGTGCCTCTCATCAATAGGGAAAGGGGGTTGGAGCGTTCGCCGCACCGATGAGGTGTCGCAGCTTTGCAAAGGCTGCCTCTTCGCCGCCGCGGACACCGAGGCTAAAGCCACGGGCGTAGAGCCCGAACGCGATCGCAGCCATGTCAGGGGAGGCATCGCCTGGGATGAGATCGAGGAAATTCTCCTCGTCGTCCCTCAGCTCCAGCATCCCGGAGTGAGCATCGAGGCGGGTCAATGCGACGCGCGCAGGCGAGTTGAGTTCAGCAAGACGCGCGTTGAAGCGGTGTACATATGCCGCATCTGGTATCGAGCTAGGCATGATCACCTCCTCCACCGGGAAGGCGGTCCACGCGGTTCGCCGATGATCGCCGCGCCACAGCTTCGATCCATTCGACTCGAGCGTCTTCGACCGTGTGGGTGAGCGCGTGATCGACGCAGAACAGGTGGAACATACTATCGAAGGCGAGTTCCGGAGAGGACAGCGCGTCGGCCAGGGCGGCGGTGAAGCGATCGAAGGGTGTGAGATCACCCGCCGGTACCCATCGAGCCAGATCATAGCTCTCCGCGTTGCAGAGGTCGCAGAAGGTGCAATCATACACGCTGGAGATCGCCCAGACCTGCCGCTGGACGTCCCATCTTGCGCTGGCGTCGCGTGCGAGCATGTCGCAACCGCAGTCCCTGCAGACCGGTTTGAGGCCGCCGGCGGGCGATGTCGGATAGGGATCGTCGGGAAAACTCGGAACGAAACTGAAGCTGTAGGAAAGATCAGGGATCCGCAGATCGAAATAGGTCGATCCTTCAGCGGCGAGGTAAGCCGCAGTCCAGATGTCTGCTCCATCCTCGATATGAAAAGAAATGGTGTCGGATTCGAAAAGGTCGCCTCCACTGAAAAAGTCGACATCGATCCGGTAGGCGCGCGTCGTCGTGGTCATGTGTGCCATGACAAATCTCCTTGAATTTTGGACGGGTGGTGCCGGCTCGTTCAACGAGCGCGTTCGAGCAGCTTGCGGGCCTTGCTTTCGAGCTCCAGGCGACCGTCCTGATGCGGGCGGCTGCGTGCGAGGGCGGTGATGCCCTGAACAAAGTCGTAGACCGAGGCTGGCGGATGCCCCTCCTCAGCCAGGACCGTCGCAATCACCTTGGCGGTCTCGGCCTTGGAAAAGCCTTCCTTGCGCAGGAAGCTTTCCCGGTCCTCGTCCTTGCGCGCGACGATGGCTGAGCGCGCCGCCGATATCCCGTCGATGAACGAGCGAGGCGAACTATCGGCGAAGTGCGCGAGCGCTGGCGCCGCCTCATGGGCGAAGCGGTTCGCCGCGAACTTGGAGTGACGGATGTTCACTTCCTGGAAGTTTTCGACGCCCCATAAATTGCGGTTCTGACAGACCGCACGGAGGTAGAAAGTCGCTATTCCCAGCGACTTGGAGCCGACCTCTGAGTTCCAGCAATAAAATCCGCGAAAATAGAGATCCGGCTCGCCATTGGGCAATCGGCCAGCCTCAATCGGGTTGAGATCGTCAACAAGAAATAGGAACACATCCCTGTCCGAAGCATATAGCGTTGTCGTGTCGCTCGTCACATCGACATAGGGGTTGTAGGTCATCGAACCCCAATCGAGCACGCCCGGCACCTTCCACCTTGTGTCGCCCGTGCCATTGCCCGCGATCTTCATCACCGCGGCGACCAGCTCATGATCCCAGATGCGACCATAGTCCGGCCCCGTGACCGCCCGCAGCTCGGCGCGGCCGTCGTGCGTCTGGAGCAGTTTCACATGTTCGGCCGGATGGCGAATGAGGCCATGCTGGAGGTTGATGCCGGCGAGCGCAGCGGGGAGTTGCCGCAGATAGGAGGCCGGGGCGCCCACCAGGCTGCACAACTGCCCGAACGACCAGTTGGTGGGTGCAACCGACGCGCTGTCACCGGGAACAACGAGCGAAAGCCGTTCGGGCTCGTCGCTACGGGCCTCAACCCGCACGGTCCGGCTCTCGATGATCCGCGTCGTCGCCCGCTCGGCGCGCGAGCGCACGCTGGCATAGAGATCGTCCAGCGAGAGATAGCGCTCATCCTGGGGGCGATTGAACCATTCGGACGAGACGCGAGAAACATTGGTCCCGCGGGATATATCGACGCGATAGGGCTGCGCCTGCTGGCGCGGGGCAGGAGAGAGTGCGTTCATAAAATGCCTCCGAAGGTGGGAGAATTGGCGATCCCGCGCAGCTTCCAACCGCGCTTCGCCGCCGCCCTTCCCCACCCCCCTTTCCTTCTGCTCGCCTGACTGGTCAGCGGTGCGTCAGGCCGCCTTCACGCTGGCAAGTTGGGTCCATTGCTCGCCCGTGCGGACGATCTGGTCGAGGATGGCCTCGGCACGGTCAGTGGGCACGAACAGCCTCGTCTTGTAATTGATGATTTCGGTGAAACAGCCGATCGACTTCAGCCAATCCCGTCGTGCGGCGGGAAAATCGCGAATTTCGAGCCGGCGCGCATCGTTCACATGAACCTGCACCAGACGTGCCGCATCCATGCCGACAATCGGAACCCCCTGGCGCCCTCTGGCACCAGCGATCATCTCCGCTGGCCTCAGCAAAGTGGACATGTCGACACCGAAGGAACGGGCGAGCTTTTCCAGTCCATAGGGCGAAATGATGCGTCCGAGCAGCGAGTTGCCTTCCGCATCGGTAACCCGCCAGACCCGCATATCATCGTCAGGAAGGCGGTCCCAGACCGGAAGCAGGAGGCCGGTCGCCATGCTGATCGTTTCAACGTCGAGCTTTGATCGGGTCTCTTCAACCTCCATGTCCCAGAGGCGTTCGAACTCCTCCTTATCGACAGGAGACCAGAGGCTCTCCTGAAGGGCAGTATCGCGGATGCGATCGCGTCCGGTTGGACGAACAAGCTGCCACATGGTGATCGGGTTGCCATCATTGTCCATGCTGCTCCAGCTTGGAACCTGGAGTGCAACGCGGCCGGACCGACCATTACGGAGCCGAATGGCTTCGACACCGCCATAGTCACGCTCCAGCTGAGCGAGGCTGAGGGCACGCTTGCGAAAATGCAGTTCGATCCGACTGAGCCGTGTTTCGGCGCCCGTCACAGGATCACGCCGCAGGACCTGCTCGTCGAGGAGAGCCATGTGCTCTGCCTGCATTGTTTCGACGCCGACATCGAGCGTCCCAGCCTCACGCGCCGCATCGATGCGCGCCTGGATCAGCGCCATATATTCCTCAAAGATCGCGTTCTGGGTCTCGATCCGCAGGGCCAGCAGGCGATTGAGCCATCGCTGGATCGGCGGGAGATCATCGAGCAGACCGCCGCTTTCCTTGTCCAGGAGGCGCAGGCCCGTCATGTCGATGAAGGCCGCAAGTGTCGTGCTCGTGAGCTTGCCGCGGTAGAGAAGATGGTACCACTGGATGAGCGCATCGCGGGCATAATCGCTTTCGAGATTGTCCGAGGGGTCGAACATATTCTGGCCGCCTGTCTGTCGCTGGCCGCGGGTCAGGGCGCCCAGGCTGTCGAGCCGCCGCGCAATGGTGCTGATGAAGCGGCGCTCGCCCCGGCAATCCGTGGTCACTGGCCTGAAGACGGGCGCGCTGGCCTGATTGGTGCGGTTGGAGCGACCAAGACCCTGAATGGCGTTTGCTGCGCGCCATCCAGGCTCCAGCAGGAAATGGATCCGCCGACGCCCGGCTGATTTGGAGTTGCGATCGGCATGGTAGCTCCGTCCCGTGCCGCCGGCGTCGGAGAAGACCAATATCTGCTTGGCCCCGGACATGAAGGCTTCCGCCTCAACGATATTGCTGCGACCGCCCCGGCTTTCGACGCGCTGGCGCCCATTTGCGTCGACAATGAGCCGCCGGGTCCGTCCGGTCACTTCCGCCACGGCATCGGTGCCGAAATGCCGGATGATTTCATCGAGCGCCGAGCCGATCGGCGGCAAGGCGCAAAGCTCCTCGATCATCTCGTCACGCATGGCGAGCGCCGCCTGGCAGAAGACTGGGTTACCAGCTTCGTCGACCATCAGTTCGGAACGCTCCGCATCGTCGCTCCCCTTGATGATCTGCATCATGCGGACCGGAAAGGCCGTCTTGAGGTAATCGATCATCGCCTCCCGAGGCGATAGTTCGATATCGAGGTTGGCGCGCTCCTCGGCAGACAGGCTTGCGAGCCGTCGCCCCAGCATGGCTTCGGCGGTCGTCACAAGCTGGATAATCGCATGATTGCCCGCATCAAGCTCGCGGGTCACGGCGTCGATCAGGCTCGGCACCTTCATGGCGATCAGCAATTGTGCGAAGAAGCGCTGCTTGGCGCTCTCAAAGCGCGAGAGCGCAGAGCCCTTGGCCTGAGCATTGAGCGCCTTGTCCTCCATCCGGTCGACGATGTTGGTAAGGGCGAGCACCTCATCGAGATTGCGGTGGATGACCGCCCATCCATCGGCATAGGCATTATAGGTCTCGATCTGAGCCGGGGTCAGCGGATGAACGAGGGGATCATATTCAACGCCGCGAAATGTCAGCGCGCGCGCCGTGTAAAGCCCGAGGGCCTTCAGGTCGCGCGCGACGATTTCCATCGCGGCGATCCCGCCCTTCTCGATGCCTCTCATGAAGGCCGCACGATCATCGAACGACGTGCCCGCCCCCCAAAGGCCAAGGCGGATCGCGTAGCAAAGATTGGCGGGATCGGTGGCGCCGGTGGCCGAAATATAGAGGATGCGGGCGCGCGGGCGCAGGTTCTGAAGGCGTACGCCGGCCAAACCCTGCTCCGACCCCTTCTGGGTTCCGAACTTGGTTTCGGTGCCCGCGGCATTGGCCATCTCGTGTGCTTCATCAAAGCAGATGACCCCCTCGAAATCATCTTCGAGCCAAGCCAGCAGCTGCGAAAGGCGAGAGGCTGCGTCGTGGCGCTGGGACCGCAGCGTTGCATAGGTCAGGAAGATGATGCCGCTTTCCATCATGATCGGCGCCCCGAATGGAATAGCGTCCAGCGGCTGGATGTCGATCGGCAGGCCGCCCAGCGCTGCCCAGTCACGGCGCGCATCCTCGATCAGCGCGGCGCTCTTGGAGATCCATACTGCCTTGCGGTGGCCGCGGCTCCACTGGTCCAGGATACAGGCTGCGACCTGCTGTCCTTTGCCGACGCCAGTGCCATCGCCGATGAAAAAGCCCATGCGATAGGCGCACCCCGCACTGTCGGGCATGAGCATCGTGCCAGCTTCATTGGGCGCATGGAGTCCGGGCAGATCGCGCTCGAACGCCTGTCCCGCGTAGACAAGGGTTTCGAGCTGGGCGTCCGACATAGCGGTGACGGCGCAGCGGGGCAGCATGGGGACATAGGTCGGCGCGGGAGGAAGGATCGAGGACATCGCAATCGACTCGACCAACTGGTCGGGATGTGGCTTTCCGCCCGGAATATCCATGCGGGAGAGACGCCAAGGCACATAGATGCCGATCTGCTCGTCGGCGGGCCGCGGCGTTTCGCGAACAGCGTAAGCGAGCGGTTCTACCGTCGTATCCAACGCGGCGGCAGCGCGCGGCCTGAGCTTGCGGTCTATTGTTGTTGAAGGCAGCGCCATCAGCGGCGCACCGGTTCTGACAGGCATTCGCACCGGAATTCGTGCTTTAGCTGTTCCGGCCGGATCGCACTGCGCGCTATCGAGCGATCCCAGCCTTGGCGGCATCGAAAGAATATGCGGCAAGGCCGATTTTATGTCTGGCACGCAAATCCGTTCTGGCGCGCCGGTCCAGCCCTTGTCGTAGATCATCAGACGGACCGACACGCTGGTGCCATGCTTTGCAAACGGCCGACCCTGGATCGTGATTTCCACGCGCGGCGGGACAAGGTCAGCGACAGCCCGGTAGCCTTTCTGCCCGCTTCCATCATGGGCAAATGCCGGCGACATGATCGCCACGCATCGCCCGCCAGGCGCGAGGCGCGCAAGGGCAGAACGAAGATGCCGGGCACCGGCATGAGCGTCGCGTCCCCGCTGTTCGCTGCGGGCGAAAGGTGGGTTGATAAGCACGACATTGGGCCGCACGGTTGTAGGTAGAAAATCGTCGATGAATTCGGCATCATGACAGCTGACTTCGGCACTCAGCGCCTGCCCAAGCAGGCCGGCTCGCACGGGATCGCGTTCGTTCAGGAAAAGGTCCGCGCCCGCCAGTTGCGCAAAAATCGCCAGCAGCCCGGTACCAGCAGAGGGTTCAAGGACCAGGTCGTCGGCCCCAATGGCGGCAGCACGTGCTGCGAGATAGGCCAGTGGCAACGGCGTTGAAAATTGTTGCATGTCTACCTGACGCTCCGATCGGACCGACTGGGTTGGCAGCCGCTCGGTTCGCGCCAGCAGGTCAGCAAGGACCGCTTCGGGCGAAGCCTCTACGAGCGGCTCGCGGAGGAGCGCTAAGGCCTGAGCCGTCTCCAGCGCGTCGAACGCCTCGCGCAGCGACCAGGCACCCGTCGCGTCGCCAGCACCGAAATGGGCTGTCATCAGACGCGTGAGACGGTGACGGTTGATGGGCTGGCCGCTCGCTATGAGTTCGCAAAGGTCCTTGGCGACCGAAGCGAGGGTCCAGATTTTTTGATCGTGCGGCCCGGTGCCAGCGGTAATGGCGGCAAAGAGATCAGAGGTCATGGCAAGCTCCAGATGCCCGCCGCCAAGCGGCTGCAGGCGAGATTGTCGGGCGGCAGGGGCTGCCCGATTTCGATGTTCGGAAAATTTGGGCGAGGCTCGCACGCGGCCCCGCCCACGGTCGTTCAGGCCGCTTCGGGCAAGTCGCTCTGCTGATCAGCGGACGCGGGTTCACCGCTGGGGGACTGCGCCTCGCCTTCCTGGGAAGCGAGATCCTCATGCGAACCAAATCGCATCGCGTCCGGTAGCCACTGCATCGCTCGATCCTTGATATCGGCCTCAACGATGATCTGGCCGCCGAAGAGCTTTTCGGCAGAGAGCGCGAGATCGTGCTTCTTCGAGCCGCTATACCGGCTGCGCAGTTCGGCCCCGCCAACCTCGTGGAAATGGTTCAGGATCGTTGGCTTGGCTACCCGATCGAAATAGCGTCGTGCGGTCGGACGCCACCATTGCGCAACATCGATGTCGAGCTTGGTCCCAAGGTGGTCGATGAGCATGGCCGAACGCTCACCTGCGGGCACCGCGTGGAGGGTTCTGGCCACCGCCCAGCCAAGCCAGGCCGCCCGCGCCGTATCGGCAAGCGCGCAGAAGGCGTCGTAGCGTTCGCATATCCCGCCTGCATCGATCCAGCTGCGGTCGAGGCCCGTCTGCAATTCATCCCAGCTTTCCGCAGCGGGCGTGTCGCTCTCGAAATTGCCGACACGGGAACTGGGTACCGTGGCGCGCAGATCGCTCGGCATGTCGTAACGATAGGCGACCGCCGCGTCGGCCATGATGAACGCGCCGAGATCAAGGGCGAAGTGTGGATCGCTCGCGACATGGACCCGGAGAATTTCCGTCTTCATGAGGGCCAGTTCTTCCGCCAGCTTCTGGCTTATCGGTGACCGCCCCGACGTCTCATCGACCGGCTCATCGGCGTTTTCATCCTCCTCCTGGGATTGGGTATCGGCATCCTCATCGACCTCAGGTTCAGGCTGTGGGATCGCGTAGATCTGTTCGTGGAGACGCGGGGTGCCGTCATCGCCGATCACCAGATAAGCCAATGACATAGCTTTCTGGTCGGCACCGAGGACCGGCGGGCGCTCGGTCAGGCCCTGATATTCTGCTTCAAGCGCCTCGATCCGTTCGATCTCTTCGACGGAATAGCCGTCCTCATCGGCATTTTCGGCAATCGTCTCCAGCTCGACTTCGATCGCGCGCTGCCGCTCTTCCTCGTCGGGGGTCAGTTCGGCCGGTTCGCCCTCGACAGGATCGAGGCCGATGGTTTCAATATAGGGGACACGGCTGTGGCAGACGACGCGCAGTTCGCCGAAGCCCTCGGTTGATTTCAGCGCCGCGGCCGCCACCTCCAGGCTTTCCTGCGCCAGCGTTTCGACTATGTCGCTGTCGATCCAGTTTTCGCTCGCATTGTCGGAGAAGAGATCGCCATCGATCCTGCCGCCAGCGGCGAGGTAGGCGTCGCGCCCGATGAGCAGGGCCTTGGGATCATTGCCCCGATAGAAGCCAGAGATCAGGCGGCGGCGGATTTCCGCGCAGTTCGTGGCGTAGTAGCCTTCGGCAAGTTCTTCGAAGACGGCTGCCTGGCGGGCGGTGTCGGTGATGCTGCCATAGGCCTTCGCCACGTCGAGCGTGATGGTGCCATCAGCGAGGGCGTCAAAGACGGGATCCGCAAGGCCAGCGAGCCGCAGACGCCCCAGCACGAAACGCTCGGTGAGCCCAAAACGTATGGCAACGTCCGCCGGGCTCTTCTTCTCGGTCTCGATGATCGTCTGGAACGCGCGGCATTCCTCGGCCGGCGACATGTTGAGCCGATTGAAATTTTCCACGAGGCTGATTTCTGCCGCATCGTTCCGATTGCTCAGCAGCTTCACCGTCACCGGGTAATCGGCTGGCAGCTTGCCCTCTTCGATCAGCGCCTTGAGCTGCGTGAGACGGCGACCGCCGGCGGTGATCTGATATTCGCCCTTCTTGCGCGCCACCGGCAGGCCGATCAGGTTCTGGATGATCCCGCGCGCAAGGATGCTGGCCTTGAGTTCGCTATCGGCCGCGGGGTCAGTCCGCCGGCGGACATTGGAAGGGGCGATCGAGAGCTTGGATGTGCGGGGACATAAGGGATTAGAGTGGGTTCCACGCCCCAAAATTGGCCATTGAGCCGGGATTATGCGAGACAATCCGGGATTATGTGGGACGAAACGCCAGTATTTCCGGGGTTTTTCGGGTGGCACATCTGGGAGGGGCATGTGTCGGCGCTGCGCGGGGCTGTGTCTAAAGTGGGTGGCGGTTTTGACAAGGATGGGACCAGAGTATCTGGAGTGGCCACCATGTAAGAGGGTTTAAGAGGTCGATCGGCGCCGAACCTCTCAAAGCCTGATAAATCGGGCCTAAGAGGCCTCTTAAAGACCCGCAATCAGGCAAAATCGGGCCGAATTGCCGGGCAATTCCCAAAAATTAAGTGGGACCATGGCGGTCCCAGTTTGATCGGGACCCAAAAGAGCCGGGAATCCGGCGTTGGGGTGCCAGTCGTGGCATCTCCGACCGTTCGTAACTGGGCCGGTTTTTCATATCAGTGAAATGAGCCGACGCACCGGCCCGGCGAACATGGCCCATGCCGTCAGGCCGACGATGATGGCGACCTCGACCAGGAGCAGATAGCGCTTCCAGGCCGGGTCGCCATCCATCTGCCTATCCCTCCAACAGCAATGCGGGATCAGGCAGCGATGCTATGATGTCGGACGGCTGGACGCCATAGGCGGCGGCCAGCGCCTCGATCTCCGCCGAAAGGACTGGCGCCCCATGGTCGAGCTGGCGCAGCCGGTCCGGCGCTATGCTGGTTTGCTTGACCAGGCGCGCGTCGGAGAAGCCATATTGGAACTGCCACGCCAGGAACCATCGCGATCCGGTGCGGATCGCGTGGGCGACGGCATGGCTGCTGTCATAGGGCCGATAGAATTGGCTCTTGTCGATCGGGCGCTCGCCCTTTCGGCGGCGGCTGGCCATCAGCGCATCCTCCCTTCGCGGCGAGCGATAATGCGGTCGATCCGGGACAGCCCGGCATAGTCGTCGCTGACATCTTCCTTGCGCACCGAAGGTTCAACCACTTCGCGCGGGACGGCCGGCACCAAATCGTGCGTCGACCAGATTTCGCCCAGCGCATCCAAGAAGATTTGCCGTTCCGCTCCCGGCTTTGGAAGATGATCCCCCCAGCTACCAAAGCCCGCATCGAGCGCGTCGGCCCTAGCCTGCTGGATGGTGGGGCGCCAAGGCGCCCTTTGCCTGCCCAATGAGGCAAAGCAATAAGCCGGATCACGGCGCCGAACGTTCATAGCGCCAGATAATCCAGCTCAGCTTCCTCCATCGCATCATAGAGGTCGCCTTCTGCCTGGATGCTGTTGAGCCGCTTCCAGGCGTCCTTCACGTCACCGTTACGGGGAAATCCGCGATCGGCCTTGGCGTGTTTGGCGAGATCGCCGATGGCGCCGCTACGCTGATCCTGCTGGATCAACCATTGGCCAAATGGGGGCTTCTCTTCCGTCTTAAACTGGGTCGGGTCTGCATGTTCCATGACATTCCTCCTTCACCGACTCATGCCGGCGAAAGAATGAGAACATAAAGAGAACAAAAGGGCAATATGGATCAGTTTGAGAGTATCATGCCTACGAAGACGATCCCGACAAAAATCATTAAAATCAGTCGATTAGAAGGATCAGCCCAAGGCGGAAAACGGTACCGGCACCGGCCGCAGAAATAAGCGTCATCGTTCATACTCTCACGGCAGCGGGGACAGGGCTTGCTCATGACAATCAAATCCTTTGCAGATATTTCCCATAGATGCGGCAGATCGGGACGAACTGATCGTCGGCGACTTCTCCCGGATAGATAACATCTCCATCTTCACGGTCGCGCGGAGCTAGAGCATAGCGGGCCACCTTCAGGCCGCCTTCTCTCCGCCAAATCACAACATGGCCGTCTGCCAGTTCTCCTGGCGTGATCTCCCGCACAAACACCAGATCGCCTTCAGCCAGGTCGCGATCGCCCAGTCTGCTGCGATAATCCGACAGAAGCCGGACTAGATAGAGATCGAACGAGGTTCCCAGGGACCGGTTCAGCCAATCCCTGCGAAATGGCGTCCAGGACTGGGGTTCGCCTTTGCCAGTGTCGGTGACGTTCCGCAGATCAAAAAGAGGAACGTCTTCCCACTCCGCATCGTCGACAGCAGCCACGGGAGCCGCAGAGAGTTTTTCGGCCGGTCTGCCAACGAGAAGGTGATCAAGGGAAACCTTGAAGGCCTCCGCTATCTTCACCGCATTATCGGCCTTTGAGATGCCCTTCAGCACGCTGTCGCTGAGCGTGCTCACCGGTATTCCGGTTTCCCGGCTCAGCCATCCGAGATCCCGGTCGCCTAAAAGCGACACGACTCGCATTCCCACCGGATTTTCGGTGGTCAGCGCTTGACGCTTCCGGTTATTCGGATTATCCGATTTCTCGTAACGAACTTTCGGAAGGTTCATATGAGACTTTCTAAGATGCATCCTGAGGATGTGAAGGCTGAGCTTCGCAAGAGATTTGCAACAGTTTCGGCGTTTGAGCGGCAGCACGAGCTGCCGGCAAAATCCGTCCATGACCTGTTGAGGGGGCGCGCAAGTGCCCGTGTCGAAAAGGCAGTAAAATCGGTCATTGAGCGTCCCGTATCCGATTTTTCGAAATCCGAATGTTCGGACGTTAGCGAAAGTAGCTCTTCCACGCACCGTAAAATTGAGAAGGCCCGATAAACATGGCCACCGCAGCCAAAAAAATCGTGGAAAAAGCTGGCGCTGTCCTAGCTCTATCCCCGAGCGACATCCTGATTGGCGACCGTCTGGGCGCTTTTCACCCCGACAAAGCCTTGGCGTTGGGTCAGTTGATGGCGGAAGACGGCCAGATCGTGCCGATCATCGTGCGTGCCAGTGGCCCACGCGCTGCCGCACCGTGGACTCTGATCGCGGGCCATCACCGGCTGGAAGGCGCGCGAATGGTCGGATTGGCCATGATCGATGCGATCGCAGTCGAGGCTGGAGCTGACGCGCTTCAGATCGAGGCAATGGAAAATGCGGCGCGGCCTTCGCGCAGCCCTTTGGAAAGGGCGAGTTTTGTTCGTGCCATCGCGGATGCCGCCGAAGCGCGCCTGAAAGAACAGCACGGCGACTTGTCGCCCGAGCAGATCGCAGCCCGCGCTCGCTGGGACGTGATGAAGGCAAAAGCATCGGGCGTAGAGCGTGACAACGACCTGGTTGATGCGGAAGCCGAGCATACGCGGGTAAACTTTACCCGCGTATATGGATGGCGTGACGAAGTTGCCGCCGCGATCGGAATGTCGATCGAGAGCGTGAAGAAAGACCTCGCCCTCCACCGCGCGTTGATCGCCCCGTTTCCGGCGCTGTGGCGCGAACTGGCCACGCATCCGACCATCGGCGAAAATGCATCGGCCCTGCGAGAGATCGCCTCGATCGTCGAAATCGAGAGCCGGCGCGCACTGATCGAGAGTCTGATCCAGGCGCCCGAAATGACACTGGCCCAAGCGATGGATGGTCTGGCGCTCAAGGCGCCGAAGGCTCCCCCCGCATCGGGCGCCACCAAGTATATGAACAACACGACGTCGAACCTCGACCGGCTGTCGGCCGCCGACCAGGCGCGGATAGCACCAGAGATCGTGAAGACGATGAAGCCCAGCGCGCTGCTGGCGCTGCGCGCCGCGCTGGATGCTCGGATTGAGCAAGAAGGGATCGGCGCATGATCGGCGCCCGTCATCATACCAGCTGCTCGGCCGAAGGATGCCGGACGCAGATCAAGAAGGGCTGGTTTTGCCCGGCGCATTGGTATGCGATTCCACTGGCGCTGCGCGAGGCCGTGCTGGCCGCATTCAACGCGGCTACCGCCGCCCATTGCCGGGCGCCGCGCGATGAACAGGAGCAACTGAACCGCGCCTATGGCGTGGCCTTCCGTGACTGCCTGGACCATCTGCGCCGCGCTCCCCGCACCCCCGCACAATCCATGTCCACCGTGGCGATCGCGGCCGATGGCGCGCGCGTCACCTATGCCAATGGGAGGCGTCTGTGATCGGATCATATTTCGTAACTGGCAAGTGGTGCAACACGCGCACCGAGGTCGCGCTGGCCATGCAGGATGCTGGTGCCAGCAACCGCGAGATCGGGGAAAAGCTGGGCGTGTCGGTCAGCACGGCCAGTGCGCTGCTGGCGAGCGGTCATCGCGCCAAAAGCCGGGGTGGCACCGGCGTGCCTTCGCAGCGCGGCAAATATGGCATTCCGACCGCTGCCCTGGAAACGGCGATCATGGACCTGTGGGACGAGGGCAAATCCTACGACCAGATTGCCGAGGCCCTGAACATCCGGCGGGAAACCGCACAGAAGATCGTGGCCTATATGCGCGAAGGCGCGACCGATTGGTCCATGGGCGGCGCTGCCGCTGCACGCGGCTCCGAAGCCCTGCTGGCGGCCCTTCTTCGCCATCACCCCGAGCGCTGCACCATCGCAACATTGGGGCGCCGCCAGTGACCGCTTCCCATGCTCGCCCTGATCGCCATCCGCAGGACTGGTATGTCGAACAGACGTGGACCGTCCGCGCGCTGATGCAGATGGTCGACTTCGATCGCGATGCCACGATCTGGGACCCATGCTGTGGTCTGGGAACGATCCCGTTCGCCTTTTCGGCCGCTGGCTTTACCGCGATGGGCACCGACCTGGTCGACCGCTGGCTGGCATGGGAGCCACGCCATCTGTTCATGGGCGAGCATGATTTCCTGGGGGACCAGGTCCACATGCTGGAGCGCATGGCGCGGCTGAATATCGTCGCCAATATCCCTTATGGCTGTGCACCAGGCATAGCCGAGCGCTTCGTGCGCCGCGCACTGATGCTGGCCAGCGAGCTGGTGTGCATCCTGGTGCCGCTGCGCTGGCGGGCGTGCGAGGGCCGCTATGGTTTCTTCCAGGAATATCCGCCCCAGCTGAAGCTGGAATTCTGCGACCGCCCGTCGATGCCGCCCGGCACTGCACTGGCAGCGCTCGATCCCAAGACGAAGCGGCCGACCGCGTGGAAGCGCGGCACGATCGATTACATGTGGCTGGTCTGGGACCTGCGCGCCCCGACCCGCGACACCATCACTCGCATCATTCCGCCCCGCACCGCTGCGCAGAAGCTGATCGACCGTGACTTCGATCTGCGTCGCGTCGGCGTGCTTCATAAACTGGAGATGGCCGCATGAATAGCACCCGCACCATGATCGTTTGGGCCAGTGGCCTGATCGAGTTTATTTGCGACCGGGAAGCGCCTGACGGCGCGATCGTCGTCTGCACTGTTCGCCATAAGCATGACCTCGAAGAGCTTCTTCATGTCGTGCAAAGGCAGACCATCCTCCATGACTTTGGTGACGTGGTTGGCCTGCGTATCCCTGGCATCGATCCCGCTCGCCCCGCTGTTGAAGACGGGATCGATCTGGCTGTCGATGGCCTGATCCGCTGGGAAGAGGACGTTCGATCCTCCCTGGGCTTCTTCAATCAAATCGAGTGGACCCGGCCATGAGCATCGCCAACCAGGCCGAGCGCTTCCGACGCGCCCGCTCCGAATTCGAGCAGGCCATGGCGATCGGCTGCACCATCGTCGAACTGCGCCGTGGCAAGCGTGCCTTGGCGCATCGCGCCCAGGTCGAGGTCGCTGACCATACCGCCAATCTGATGACGCGGGAAATGCTGGCTCCGACCGAAGAACAGGCGCCCCATTTCTGGTGGCTGAAGGACTGATCATGGCCCGACCGAACATCAATAACGCGTCGGCGATCACGCCCGCCATGGCTGACCGGATCGTGGGCTGGTTGGACGCGCAGCGCCAAGGGCCAGCGCCGGTTGGCCCTACCGAGCAAGTCGAAGTTTGGACGCTTGCGGACATGACCGTTGTGTTCATCGGCGATCGGGATGCCGCGATCTTCCGCGAGGAGTCGCATGGCTAAGACGCGCGCCTCTGTCGACCAGTTCGCCTTCACGTTCGAAGCACCTCAGCCGGCGACGCTGCCCGCGTCGCTGGCGGGCGTTGACGCACGGGTCGCGCGGACGGTGGCCGAAGCGCTGAAATATGACGAACGCGACCGCGCGGTCATCGCGGCGGAAATGAGCGTTCTCCTCTCCGATGAAGTCACCCTGAACATGCTCAACGGCTATGCCAGCCCGGCGCGCGCTGATCACAATATCAGCTTCTCCCGGATGTTAGCGCTGATCGCGGTGACGAGCCGCTTTGACCTTCTCGACCGCGAGCTGCGCGAGATCGGCGCGGCCGTCCTGGTCGGCGAGGAAATCCACACGGCCGAGATCGGCCACATCGACAGCGAAATCGAGAAGCTGATGCGCCGCAGGAAGGACCTGAAGCGCATCAATCCCACCATCATGAGGAATCGCCGCAAATGATCGTAACGGAGGGACGCAACTGGTTCACGGCGGATGAGATCGCGGCGTTCGGTCTGCCGGGCATGCCGTCGACCAAGCGCAAGGTGAACCAGCGCGCGGAAAAGGAATGCTGGGGCGTCGCACTGAACGACGGGATGCCGCTGGCGCGTATCCGCAAGGGAGCGCGCGGCCGGGCGATCGAATATCATGTGTCGCTGCTGCCCGCAGCCGCCCAAGCCGCGCTTGTCGAGCAGGGCGTCGTGTTTGTTTCCTCGCAAACAAACAGCGACCTGCCCGCCCCCGCGAACGATACCGCCACCAGCCAAATGTGGACCTGGTATGACGGACAGTCCGCCAAGGTGAAGGCGGAAGCCGAGCGCCGTGCAATGATCCTGGTCGATGTCGACGCCTATCGCGCGGCCGGCATGACGGAAACGATGGCGGTTGCCCAGGCCGCGCGCTCCGCGTCCGTATCATCGTCCACGCTGTGGAACTGGATCGCCCTGGTGAAGGGCGTGTCTGCTTCGGAGCGCCTTCCGCACCTGGCACCGCGCCGAAAAGGCGGCGGCGTGTCGGCTGAGGTCGATCCCGAACTGTGGCAGATGCTGCTGTCGGACTATCTGCGTCCCGCGTGCCCGAGCTTCATGACCTGCTATCGCCGTGCCGCCGAGAAAGCCGCGAGCATGGGCCTCAGCCTGCCGCACGCCAAGACGCTCCAGCGCAAGCTGGAAGCTGAAGTCCCGCCACAGGTCATAACCCTCAACCGCAAGGGCAAAGAGGCGTTGCGCCGCATGCTTCCCGCGCAAATTCGCTCGGTGGCCGAGCTTCACGCGATGGAACTGGTCAATATCGATGGCCACAAGGCCGACGTCTTCGTCAAATGGCCGGACGGTCGCATCGGTCGCCCGACGATCGTCGCGATCCAGGACGTCTATAGCCGCAAGTTCCTCGCCTGGCGGGTCGCCGAAAGCGAAGACATGGTCACCGCCCGGCTGGTGTTCGCCGACCTGTTCCGGACCTGGGGAATCCCCAAGGGCCTGCTGTCCGATAATGGTCGCGCCTTTGCCTCCAAATGGCTGACCGGCGGTGCGCGCACCCGCTATCGCTTCAAGATCAGGGACGAAGACCCGCTGGGCGTGCTTACCGCGCTGGGCATCACCGTCCACTGGGCCAAGCCCTTCCGTGGCCAGTCGAAGCCGATCGAGCGCGGGTTCCGCGATTTTTGCGATGCGATCGCCAAGCATCCGGCCTTTGCCGGCGCATATACGGGCAACTCCCCGCTGGCGAAGCCGGAGGATTATGGCGCCCGCGCGATCGATATCGAGACTTTCTGTTCGGTGTTCGACGCCGGTGTGGCCGAGCATAATCGCCGCCTGGGCCGCCGGACTGAGATGGGCGGCGGACAGCGCAGCTTCGACCAGGTGTTCGACGAAAGCTATGCCCGGTCCTCGATCGGCAAGGCCACCGAAGAGCAGCTTCGCCTGGCCCTGTTCGCGGCCGACCAGGTCAGCACCGATCGCAAGACGGGCGCCGTCCGTCTGGCCGGGAACAGCTATTACACGCCCGAGCTGGCCGACATGGCAGGTCAGAAGGTCACGATCCGGTTCGATCCTGAAGATTTGACCAAGCCCGTCCATGTCTATGACCGCGACGGCCGCTTCCTCGCCACCGCGCCGATCTGGGCGGCTACTGGCTTCCTCGACATGGCCGCCGCCAAGGAAAGGCAGCGCCTGGAGAAGCGCCACGCCAAGGCGGCGAGGGACGCGCGCGACGCCCTCAACCTGCTCACCGCTGCCCAATTGGTCGACCTCCTGCCCAGCTACGAAGAGCCGGCGCAGCCCAGCGTTCGCCCGGCCGCGACCCGCATCGTGCGCCATCGTGGCCAGACTGCGGCGGCTCTCAAAGCCGTCTCAGAGGCGCCTCAGACCCCCCATTCCAATCCGGATTTCGACCGCATGCACCGCGCTGCCGCGCTGCGCCTGATCGAGAATTGAAGAGAAGGACGTTTCCATGATCCATGTTGATACCCTGCCCGTCGACGTCGCCGACATGATCGACTGGGCCAATGGCTTCAAAGCCATGCACGGCCTGTCTTGGGAGAAGTTCGGCGAACTGGTCGACATCAAGGCCGGCACGCTCCAGCCCTTCTGCAAGGGCAATTATGCAGGCCGTAACGAGGACCTGGCGCGCAAGATTTTCAAGTTCAAGCAGGCGGAGGAATCGCGGACCCAGCACCAGGCCGGCATTCCGGTCGAACCGGAATTCTTCGAATGCCCCACGACCCTGCGCGTGCGGGCGATCCTGGCCGAAGCGGCAAGCGGCAACATGACGGCCGGCGGCCTGGGACCGGGCATGTGCAAGACGAAGACGGCCCAGGAGTTCCTGGGTCGCGTGTCGCCCGCCTGGATGATCACGCTAGATGAGCTGACCTATGATGTCGGGCCGGTCGTTCGGCTGGTCGAGAACGCGATCGGCCTCAAATCCAACAAGAACTGGGCGTCGCGGGTCAGCGCGGACATCATCGACTTCCTGCGCAAGAAGCGCGCGCTGCTGATCGTGGATGAAGCCAACCATGCCAGCCGCAAGACGCTGGAACAGTTTCGGCGTTGGCACGACGCCACCGGCGTCGGCATCTGCCTGCTGGGCAACGAGGAGCTGATCACGCGCCTGGAGACGGGCAAGGAACGCGATGCCTTTGGCCGCCTCAACAGCCGGATCAGCGAGCGCCTGGTCCAGAACATGCTGGAGGAGGACGACATCGCCTGCTTCTGCGATGCCTGGAACATTTTCAACCCCGGCATCCGAGCGTTGCTGATGGACGTTGCGCTGCGCCCCGGATCGGGTGGCCTGCGCGAATGTCGGCAGATCATCACGAAGGCGAGCGTGATCGCGACCCAGGACGGCGGCAGTCTGGAGCTGGCGCATGTCCGCTGGGCCTATGAGCGCCGTGCCATCCGGATCATCCGGTGAACCGCCGCGTGGCCGCCAAGGCGCTGCGCGCGCTGCTGACCGATCCGACCACCGGCAAGCTGGTGTCGGACGATCAGGCGGCCGCAGCCGGCATCCGCATGGCGCTGACGGTCGCGGCCGTCATCGTCACCATCGCTCTGGCACTGGGGTTGAGCCAATGACCGGACCCGCTAGCGACATCGCCACCGACCTGCATTTTCCTGCGCCGATCGCCAATATCATTGCCGACGTGGCCTATCAGATGCGGCTGCGCACGGATGATGTCGTGGGGCCAAGGCGCACCGCCCCGCTGATCGATGCGCGTGCCGCCATCGTGTGGGTGGCGCGCGAGCTGATCGAAGCCAGCAACTGCATGCTGGGCCGTGCCCTGGGCGGGCGGCGCCATGGCGTGATTGAAGCCGCCTACCAGAATGCTGCCGTGCTGCGCGATTGCGACCCGGCCTTCCGCCGCCTGACCGAGCGGCTGCTTGAGCATTATCACGACCTTCAGGAGGACTGACCATGGCCGCCGTTGCCAAAGCAAAAGCCGCGACCGATCCCCACCGCCGGGCGCTGATCGCCAAGGTGCATATCGCCCCCAAGCAGCTGGGCATGACCGAAGAAGATTATCGGGCCGTCATGCGCCGTGTCACCGGCCAGCTGAGCGCCGCGACCTGCGACGTCGAGCAGCTTGAAGCCCTGCTTACCGAATTCACCCGCATGGGTTTCCGCGCGATCCAGACCAGCCCGAAGAAAGGAGCCGGCTCCCCGCGCGCCGACCATCCGGTTGCCCGCAAAGCCCGCGCCATGTGGATTTCACTCGGTCTGCTGTGCGCGATCGAGGACCATAGAGAAAGCGCGCTGGAGGACTTTGCCCGTCGCCAGCTTGGCTGCGCGAAGCTGCAATGGATGAACCAGGCGCAGGCCGACCGACTGATTGAAGGCCTGAAGGCGATCGGGGAGCGGCACGGATGGCGCCAGTCGGTCGCCGGCCTTGCCAAGGTCCATCATCTTCATGCGCTCAAGCACGGCCTGTGCGAAGCGATCCTGGACAAGCTGAAGCGCGCTGGTGAGGCCCCGAGCAACTGGGACCTGGGCGAAGCCGCATGGCGCCTGTGCCGGCTGTCCGATCCCGACCAATATGTCTTCCGGACGGCCGAGCTGGAGGCGATCGCGACGGCCCTGGGCAAGGTGCTGCGGCTCAAGGGCGGCCGCGCAGCCTTTGCGGAGAGCGGCCGATGAGCCGCCGTTTCGAGGCCGCGCGCGGCGGCCATCATCATCTTGCCTGGGAATCGCAGCCCCTGATCCAGGCGACCATCCGGCGGCGCGGCTATGGCGCCCGCATGATCGCGGCTGCCTTTGTCGTCGGGCTGCTGCTGGGGTTGCTGTTCTGACATGCGCGGCCCCGGCTCCCTGCACAATTCAGAGATTTTCCAGTCCATCGTCGATGTGATCGGCGTGCCGGGCGCGGAAAAGCTGTGCAAGGAACTGGGCGGCGCCACCATCTATGTGCCCGCCGCGATCGGCGCGCATCATCCGATCTCGGTGGCGATCGGCGCGGAATTGGCCGCAAAGATCGCAGACCATTTCCATCGGACCAAGCTTGCTATACCCAAGGGCCTATCTCGGCGCGAACGGGTGCTGGAATTTCGGCGCACGACTGATATGACCGTGCAGCAGATCGCGCTGGCCTGCGACTATACCGAGGCCGGCGTCTATAAAATCCTCGCCGAAGAGCGGGGCGGCCAGCTGGACCTGTTCAATACCCGCATCAAGTAGGCCTGTGCCTCAACCAGTTGAGGTCAGCGATCGCGCGACCTCGGGCCATAGCTTTCCCCATGAACGGGGAAAATCCACACATCATCGTCGACGGCTGGAGCAGCCGATACGCCATTGCCATCGTCGACCTGTTGGGGGTCGAGGGTGGCTTTGTCGATGATCCGCTCGATCGCGGCGGCACGACGAAATTCGGCATTTCGCTGCGCTTCCTGATCGCTGAGGGCAAGATCGACCTGGACGGCGACGGCCTGGCCGATTTCGACCTGGACATGGATGGCGATATCGATGGCCAGGATATCCGCCTGCTGACGCGGGGCGACGCCAAATATCTCTTCCATCGCTGTTTCTGGCTGCGGCTCGATGCTGACAGTTTCGCGCGCCCGGTCGGCGAAATGCTGTTCGACCAGGCTGTCAATGGCGGGCTGGTCGCCGCGCAGAAGATGCTTCAGCGCGCGATCAATTCCTGCCTCTCCCAGTATCGGCTCAACATCGAGCCGCTGAAGGTGGATGGCGATGTCGGCGAGAAGAGCCGCGCGGCGCTGGATGCCGTCGTGCGCGTTCCTGCTGCCGGCATGGCCGCGATCGTCATCGCCTACCGCAATGCGGTGAAGGATCGCTATCGCGCGATCGTCGCGGCCAATCCGTCGCAAAAGCGATTTCTCAACGGCTGGCTTAATCGCGCCGACCTGCTGGGCCGCAAGTGATGGCCTGGCTCACTTCCTTCCTGGTGAGCGCCGGCCTGTCCGATCGGCGCGCGCGGCAGCTGGCAATCGGCTTGGTCCTGATCCTGCTGATCATCGGCGTGTGGATCGCCAAGCTGATCTATGACCGGCGCGTGATCGCCAACCATGAGGCTGGCAGCGCCGCCGTCCAGGCGCAGGCCGATCGCGCCGCCGATGCTGCTGCCGCGACAGTCCGACGCACCGACGATGCCCGGCTCCAGGCCGAGGCCGAAGCCCTCGAAAAGGTCACCGAAAATGCGATCAAATCTGACATCGGCGCTGCTCGCCGCGCTTATTATGACTGCGTCCGCTTGCAGCAACAGGCCCGCAGCGCCGGCCGTCTCGCACCCGCCTGCTGATGATCTGACTTGCCAGGCGGAGCCGGCGGCGCCGGTCCTCCCCGTCACGCCAACCGGCGATATCGATTGGCAGGCGTTCGACGCGGCCGGTCTCGCCTTCGATCGCGATGCGCTGATTGCCGGGCGCAGTTGCCGGGATGCGCTGGCGCGCGTCTGCGGCTGGCACAAGATGCGCGGCGCGCAGGTGAACTGCTGATGTTCGACAGTCCAGGCCCAACCAATCTGGAGACCCGCGTTGTCCAGCTGGAAGCCGCGTTGGCGCAGCTGACGGGAACGGTCGGCGGCAATTTGACGCAGGTGCTGACGGCGATCGGTGCGGTATCAGCGCAGCGAGCGGCGGGCGACATTGCCGCCGGCCAAGCGCTCAATGCCGAGATGGCGGCGCGCTTGCTGGCCGTGGGGGGAGTGGACGGCCGCATAGGCGCTGAAATTATGCGTGCCGTTGATAAGGACGAGCAGCACGACGAGATGCTTGCGGCGATCATGAATGGCCTGATTTTGTTGCCCACGCTGGACGTTGCGCGTGGCGCAGGCATGGCCTTCATGGGTGGCAGTGGCATCGCGCAAAGCGGCAATGGCGCTCTTGTGCCAGCCTGGCGCAATCCGACCTACACGGATATCTTATCGCGCAAAGCGCCGACAGATTATCGCTATCCGCTCGACCAGCTGAAGGATGCTGGTGAAGCGATCGAGAATTTCATCTCGCCCAAGGCGACGGCGACCAGCGGAGGGCCGCTCGACCATTATGCCGCCTTCAATCGCGGTGCAGCCGACAAGTCCTGTTCGCGCCTGCTGCTCAATCGGCCGTCCTACTATTTCCGTTCGGGCATCGGGTCGAAGCTGCGGAACATGGTGTTCGTGTCTGGATCGGTCGCGGGTGGCCGCCCGACGATCATCTTTTCCGATGAACTGCACCACATGATCGACCTGGGCACGGACTGCGAAAACATCCGCTTCGAGGGTCACTGGATCGTCGCATTCCGCGACACGCCGGCATCCAGCTCGATCTATGGACTTTCCTGCAGCGGCTGCAAAAATGTAGAGTTCGATCGGTTGACGATCCTCAACAGTCTCGGCGGCGCGCGCTTCGCGGGAACGACGGCAAACGTCTATATCCGCCAGCTCGACCTTCCGGCCGGCGCGCCCTTCGCCACCGCCAATACGATCAGCAACGTCGTCATCGGCCGACTGACCGGCGGCGACACCAGCACCATCGGCGCAGGCCATGATCTGAAAATCGGCGTGCAGCTGCCGGCGATCCTCGCAAGCATCGGCTTGCTCACGGCAGCCGCTAATAAGCATATCCGTTTCAATGGCTCGGCCCTGCCGGTGCTGGACGATTGGATCGAGCAAGCGTCGTGGACGCCGACCGTTAGTTGCAGCAATCCCGGTGATCTGAACACTAGCGGCCTGACTACCAGCGGCAGCTATTGGAAATACGGCCGCCAGCTCATCCTTGACTACGTCATTACGGGATCAATTTCTTACCTCACTGCGTCAGGAAACCTGCAAATCGGCGGCGTCCCGTTCCTGTTCAGCGGCACGACTTCCCAGCCTATGGACGCGCCGAACACATTGCCGTCGGCGTGGGCCTGGCCCGGTACGTCATCCACGGCCTTCTATGCGACGGCTGTCGGCTCGCAGAACTATTTCAACTTCGCCGCCAACAAGTCCGGCTCAAGCTATTCCCTCGCGCAGATCGGCATGTGGGCCTCTGACGGGCCTAGCATCACTCTGCGCGGCCGCATCCGTGCCATGGCCAACCAATAGGAGATACCGCATGTATCTGATCACCCATTTCCATGGTCCGATCGAGGTCCGGGAAACGGTCAGCGTGGAAGTTTCGGGCATGATGCACGAAATCCCCAACCATCGCGTGCTGAACCCTGGCGACGACATCAGCAAAGAGTCGGCCGAGTTGCAACAGGCCTGCGCGGATTGGTGGACGCCGGCCCGCATCGACGCTTTCGAGCAGAGCAAGCTGGACGCTGCGGCCCGCATCGAGGAGGGCGCCAATGCCGAATAAAAGCGCCGTCTTCATCGGCTCTACCGAGTGGGCGATTGTCGCCGCCATCGGCTTCCGCCGCGAACTGCGGGACATTGGCTATACCGGCGACGTCCAGGTCGCGCTTATCTCGCCGTCCCGGCACCTCGACGGCATCACCATGACCGGGCCGAGCGCGACGGACATCGGCAAGCCCGGCAAGCGCAATCGCGGCATCTATCTAGAATGGTACCGTCTTTGCGGCCGGCCCTATGGCCTGACGGCCGCCCGCGTCGTCGAGCCGCGTGTCGCCGAGATGATTTTCATGCGCATGCTCGGTGCAGAGGGCATCCAGATCTATCAGGCTCGTCAGGTCGCTGAAACCGCCGGGGCCGTGGTCAAGGATGGCGGTGGTAGCATCACGTCCGTCACGATGACGGATGGATCAGTCTTCACCTCCAGCTATTGGTTTGACGGTTCGATCTGCATGGATCTGCTTGGCCGGGCGGGCACGGAAGGCGTGCATTGGCGCATCGGGTCGGAGGGCGAGGCCGAATATGGAGAGAGCCTGGCCGGCTATGGCAAGTTCGGGATCGAGAAGAATGGCGTCGCGATCTCTACCCAGATCAACGGCGTCAATCGGCCGCAGGTCTGCGATCCGCCCGGACTTGCTGTCGGCGCTGCCTATGACGGTGTGCAGGCCTTTGGTCCGCGCATGCAATATACCCGGCAGCCCGGCATGTTCGTTGGTTGGGATAAAGCCAAGGTCAACGGTGTATCGATCCTTGAGGGCTATGATCGCGAACAGGTCGCGTTCCTCGCCAACATCCAGAGCCGCACTGGCGATATCGACAACGTCGGTATCGGTGGCGGCAAATTCCAGGACAATGGCGACTATATCCTTACCGATGCCAACGGCCGCCCCCGGCATTGGGACTACGCCCGCCTGACCTATGCTCAGCGCGACCAGTTCCATACCGACTGGAAGCTGTTCGCCGCACGATGGAATTATTTCCGTGCCTTCGACCCTGCGTTTGCCGGCTCCATGCAGGACAGCATGTCTCGCCTCGTATTCAACGAGGACGGGTCGCCTACGCTTGGCGAGGACGGCAACCAGCAGCGCGCCGCGACTTGCGGCCCGCCCAAGGACGAACATACCGACAACGACTATCTCCCGCGCCTGCCTTATCCGCGGGAGACCCGCCGGCCGATAGGCAATTATGTCGTCACCCAAATGGATCTTTCGATCACCGATCCGCTCGCGCCGCGCAATGTTTACAAGGCAACTGGCGTCCTAATCGGCGGTTACTCGATGGATACGCACCCGGATATGTATGTCCGCACCGGGCCGAACAGCTTCACCGTCAGCGGCACCCGGCCGCACGCAACGACCGGCGTAACCGTCTACGAGCAGGGTTACGGCATCCCGTTCGAAGCCCTGTATAACAGCGACATCCCGAACCTGATGTTCGGCTACCCGTCCTGCACACATAGTGCCTGGGGATCGATCCGGATTGTCCTCAACCTTTGCCTCGCGGCGGAAGCGGCTGGGCGCGCTATGGCACGGGCATTCGCTGCCGGCATTGCGATTCCAGCTACCGACGTGCCCGCCCTGCGCACCAGGCTCACCTCGCTCGGTCTCTATGTCGATCCGATCCCGGTCGGCGTCGACCCAGAAGACCCTGAGGATCCGGAAGATCCAGATACCCCCGGAGGCGAGGATGACAGCGGCGGGGATGAGGAAGGAAGCTGATGAGATTTGCGATTCCTCCCGCCCTGTTCCTACCGGCCTGGTCCACCGCTGCTGTCGCCGCTGGCGTGCAGAATGTGCAGCCCTCGGCCCAGGCCATCATGCATATCGCCTGGCTCGGCCTGGACGTGCCGGTCGTGTCCGCCATCCTCGCCGTGCTGGGCGTGGTGCTTGCCCGGCCGATCGCGCCCAAGGGGCCGGCGCCGCTCACCGTCTGGCAGACCTTCTGCGTCTATGCGCTGACGGCGCTGCTGCTGCTTGCCTGGGTGATCGAGCGCCGGCCGGGCTTCCTGTTCGCTTTCGTCATGTCGATCGGCCTCAGCTTTTCGATCCTCTCCGTCCTGGAGGCGATCGGCGACCAGGCCCGCGAATTCTTCAGTCGGCTGACCGCCGTGTTCAATCCAAGGGGGGGCAGCGATGCCTAGTGTTTTCGAGTGGTTCATCATCGTCGCCATCATCGGCGGCATTGCCTTTGTCGGCGTGTTTCAGGCGCGCCGATCGGGTCAGAATAATCCCGTCTCGACGGGCAGGCTGGAGCGGGAAATGCGCCAGCTCGCCGCGAAGGTGAACGAAGTGGGCGGCGATGTCGCCGATCTGAAGGGCGGCGTCAAAGCACTGGGCGCCAAGGTCGACCAGGTCGAGCGCGACAGCGTCCGCCTGGATGACATCGCCCAGCTCAAGGAACTGATCGAAGCCAAGCATGACGCGCGCTTCGCGATGATGTCGGGAATGATGACCGACCTCGACATCATCAAGCGCTGGCTCATGGAAAAGGGTCTGGGAGGCCGATAATGACCGGTTTTGGTGCTTTTTATGATGAACATATCCGCATTGCGGTGCTGCGGCTGCTCGATAGCCAGGCCGGCTATTGCGCCAACGACAGCGTCCTGACCACCGCCGTCCAGGCGCTGGGGCTGAGCTGCACGCGCGACCAGATGCGGGCGCAGCTGTCCTGGTTACAGGATGTGCGGGCGGTGACGCTGCTCAAGCCGATGGACGGCGTGATCGTGGCGACCCTGACCGAGCGCGGCGGCGACGTCGCCAATGGTCGGACCAGTATCCCCGGCATCCAGCGCCCCAGCCCGAAAGGTTAAGTCATGGTGGCCCCGCGCCCACGTCGCCGGCCGTCGTCGATCGACCGGCTCGATCCCGAGATCAAGGACCTGATCGGCAAGCTGCGGATCGACTTCGGCTGGACGCTGGACGAGATCATCAAGAAGCTGCGCGATCTGGGCCAGGGCGACATTTCCCGGTCAGCGCTGGCCAGGCACACGAAGTCCCTGGAAGAGATCGGCGCGCAGCTGCGCCATAGTCGTGAGGTCGCCCAGGCGCTGGTCGCCCAGGTCGGGGACGCGCCGGAGGATCGGGTTGCCGATCTCAACGTCGAGCTGCTGCACTCGGTGATCCTGCGCCTGGTCACCGCCACCAACGATGACGGCGACGGAAAGCCGGTGATGTTCGAACCGGAGGATGTGCGCTTCCTGTCGCAGTCGCTCCAGTCGCTTGCCAGCGCCCGCAAGACGAATACCGATCTGGTATTTCGCGTCCGGAAAGAAGCGACCGAGGCAGCAGCCAAGAAGGCGGGCGATGCCGCCAAGAGCAAGGGTCTTACCGCTGAGACGGTCGATTTCATCCGCAAGGCTGTCCTGGGCAGCGACGGATGAGCCTGCCCCTAGTCCATGCCCCCGAGATCGACGCGAACCGGATCGCGACCGAGGAGCTGATCAAACGGCTCCCGAAAGGCGATTTGCTGCTCGGCTATCAGCAGCGCACCCTCGACAAGCTCTATTCCGGCACGGCCCTGCTCGTCATCGAGAAGTCGCGACGCATCGGTCTTACCTGGGGAATCGCCGCTTACGTCGCGCTGCGCGCGGCCACGCGCGTCAGCGATGGCGGCCAGTCCGGCTGGTACATGGGCTATGACAAGGAAATGGCCCGCGAGTTCATTGAAGTGGTCGCGATGTGGGCGCGGGCATTTGGCCTTGCTGCCGAGGCGATCGACGAAGAGGTCATTGAAGATGAAGGCGGTGACATCCTCGCCTTCAGAATTCGCTTTGCATCGGGTCTGAAAGTCGTCGCCCTGCCATCCGTCCCGCGCTCGCTGCGCGGCAAGCAGGGCATAGTGGTGATCGATGAAGCCGCATTCCACAAGAATGTCGATGAAGTCATCAAGGCCGCGATCGCGCTGCTGATCTGGGGCGGCCAGGTCATCATCATTTCCACGCACGACGGTGCCGGCAACCGTTTCAATGGGGTCATCGACGAAATCAAATCCGGCAATCGACGGGGCGAGGTGATGACGATCACTTTCGCCCACGCCATGGCTGATGGGCTTTACGAGCGCGTTGCAGCGGTCGCCAAGGTCAAGGGCATGGACATCGAACCCAAAGAGATTTGGGAAGCGGGCATTCGCTCCAGCTATGGCGATGCCGCTGGCGAAGAGCTGGATTGCATACCGCGCGCCGGCACCGGCTCTCTGATCTCGATCGAAGACATCATCGCTTGCGAACATGACGATTGCGGTGACGCCGACCTGTACATGGGCAATCTGGGCTACCTGGGCCGGGACGTCGCCCGCCGCAATGACGGTCAGGTCCAGTATTTCATGGAACTGATCATGGACGTGCTGTGGCAGCGCGACACCTATGAAGAGGTTGGCCAAAGCTTCGCGCACCAGGATGCATGGTTCGACAATGTCATGGCGACGCGGCGCGTCGCCAGCGCCTGGGTCGACCAGACCGGCATGGGCGAAAAGGTCGTCGAAGACCTTCAGGTTAAATATGGCAGCCGCGTCCATGGCGAGTTGCTGACTGGCCCGGCCCGCCTCGACCTCGCGACTTCGCTGAGCATGCGGTTCCAGACCCATAAAATTCGTATCCGCAAGGACGCCCGGACCCGCGCCGACCTTATGGCGATCAAGAAGCTGGGTAGCGAACAGTCCGGCGGCATTCGCATCGTCAATGATGGCAACGTCCATGCTGACCGCTTCTGGGCTTACGCACTGGCCAGCCGTGCAGCCGATATCCCTGTCCAGGTGATCGCCTATCGCGGCGTTTCCAAGGCCAGCTTCGGTCATAATGGCGGTCCGCCTTTGGACGATACCCCGCGCGGGTTGCTCGAAGCGAGCGCGCAGGATGTGGCACGCTTCGGGCGCGGCGCCTGGTAATTTTCGGAGAACGACCCAATGGCCAATGACCTTGTCCCCTTTCAGGCGCCGCCGCCGCCCGCTCTGATCGACACCAGCGGGCGCCCCCTGCGCCAGGCCGTCGACAAACTAACCCGTGAGATCGCGGCGCCGACCATGTCGGGCGTGCGCAATATCTGGTCGGACCATCCGGCCCAAGGCCTCAACCCGGCCAAGCTCGGCCGCATCCTGCGCGATGCGGAGCAGGGCAGCGCGATCGCCTATTTCGAACTGGCCGAGGAGATGGAGGAGAAATACCCCCATTATAACGGCCTGCTGGGCGTGCGTAAGCGGGCGGTGGCGCAGCTGCCGATCCGGGTCGAGGCGGCAGGCGAAAGCGAGGAAGAGCAGGAAGACGCGGCTATCCTGCGCAAATGGCTGAAGCGGCCGACCTTGCAGTCCGAACTGATCGACATCCAGGACGCCCTAGGCAAGGGGATCAGCGCCACCGAGATCGTCTGGGACATGAGCGACGGATGGCTCCCGGCCAAGCTAAAGCGGCGCGACCAGCGCTTCTTCGAATTCGACCGCGTCACGGGCGAGGAGTTGCTGCTGCGCGGCGGGGCGGACGGCAACAGTCCGGTGCCGACACCGCTGGAGCCGTACAAGTTCATCGTCCACGAGGCCAAGGCGAAGTCTGGCCTGCCGATCCGGGGCGGCCTCGCCCGCATCGTCGCCTGGTATTATCTCTTCGCCAACTTCACGCTGAAGGACTGGATGACCTTCCTGGAGGTCTATGGCCTGCCGCTGCGCGTCGGCAAATATCAAAACGGCACCAGCGAAGACGATATCCGCCTGCTCGCCCAGGCGGTCGCGCGCGTCGGTTCCGATGCCGGCTGCGTCATCCCCCAGTCCATGATGATGGAGTTCATCACCAGCCAGGGCGGGTCCGCCAATCCGGAGATGTTCCACAACCTGCTGACTTATGTCGATGACGCGGTCAGCAAGGTGGTGCTGGGTCAGACATCGTCCTCCGATGCGAAGGCCGGTGGGCTGGGGTCGGGCCAGGCCAACCTGCATGCCGACGTGCGCGACGACATTGCCGATGCGGACGCGGCCGAGCTGTCGGCCACGCTCAGCCGTGACCTTGCCATCCCGATCGTCATGTTCAACCGGGGCCGGCGCAAGGCGTACCCGCTGATCATCGTCGGCCGGCCCGACAGCGTCGACGTGAAAGCGTTCCTCGACGCGGCAGAGCGGGGCGTTGCCCTGGGCGTCCCGATCGGCCGATCCATCTTCTATGAGCGGACCGGAATTTCAGAGCCAAAGTACGGCGAGGAGCTGCTTGTGCGGCAAGGCGCTCAGGAGGCTCAGGAGCCTTATGGGGCGCCAGAAGCCGCTGACGGACAGCAAACCGGAGCGGGTCGCCTCTTAGGGCCTCTTAAAACGGCCAAAACGAAGCTCTCAGCCCATGGGGTCTCTGCCGCCGCCCAGGAACGGAAGCCGGACGCGATCGACGGGCTGATTGAGGAGGCGCTGACCGACTGGCCGGAACTGCTCGATCCGATGCTGAGCGGCTTCGACGATCTCATGGCCGCCGCGACATCGCTGGAGGAAGTGCGCGAGCTGCTGGCCGTGCGCGCTGGTGACCTGATCGCAGCCATGGACAATGACGCTGTGGTCAGGATGGGTGAGCGCGCAGGCTTTGCCGGCAAGATCGCCGGCCTGATCGAGAAGCCGGGCCAATGACGATGCGCGCTTTCAAAACCCAGTCCACCGACATCGATCGGCGCTTCGTTTGGTCCCACATCTGGATGCTCATCCTTGGTCGCATCACGTTGAGGCTGGAAGTAGCTACCCGTGCGGCCGTTGCTCGGGATAAGGAACTGGCATCCTGGAATGCGCTGCGAGCGCAGGCCGTGGCAGCATCTGATGATCACACGGTCGAGTGGGCGCTGGAAGACCTGTGGGCGGCAGGCGGGACGGACTGGACTGCGCGCGCCTTGCTCCGTCGCATCATCGACGGCAGCTTCAGGCCCCGCTGGTGAGTGGCCCTGAAGAACTTCCCGCCGCTGACGTGGCGCCCGAGGAAGCGATCGCCTTCTTCCGGTCCAAGGGTTTCCGCATCGGCTTCAACTGGCAGGACGTGTTTCGGGAGGAGCATGCCCGCTGGTTCACCGTCGCGAAGGCGATGTCCCGCGACCTGCTGGAGGATATCCGCGCGGCCGTCGACGCCGCGATCGCGGACGGCACCACGCTGGAGACGTTCCGCAAGGAACTGCGGCCGACGCTAGAGGCGAAGGGCTGGTGGGGCAAGAAGCTGATGCTTGATCCTGCGACCGGTCAGCATGAGCTGGTCCAGCTCGGCTCCCCGCGCCGGCTGAAGACGATCTTCGACACCAATGTCCGCACTGCCTACCAGGCCGGCAAATGGCAGCGGATCGACCGCACCAAGATCGCCTTTCCCTTTCTCGAATATTCCAGCGTGATGGACGGCCGCGAGCGGCCCGAGCACCATGCCTGGGACGGCATCATCTTGCCCGTCGATCATCCCTGGTGGGATACCCATTATGGCCCGTGTGACTGGAACTGCCGCTGCACTGCCATCCAGCGCTCGCAACGCATGCTCGATCGGATGGGGAAGAAAGTGGACGCGGCCGCGCCGCCCGCCAATCCCAGCTATCAGGCGGTCAACAAGCGCAGCGGCGAAGTCTTCGACCTGGAGCGCGGCATCGGCAAGGGCTGGGATTATAATGTCGGCAAGGAATATCTGCGCGGCCTGGCGCCTACGCCCTTGCCCGGCACGTTCGACGGGCCGGACGCGGTCGACGCGGCGACCCAGCCGAGCCGCGCGCAGCAGGCGCTGATCGATCGCTTCCTGACGATTTTCGGCGTGGCGCCCGGTGGCGAGGCGATCTGGTACGATCGCGACGGTTGGCCGCTGTCGATCGGGCGTGGATGGTTCATCGCTCAGGGCGGCGCCGTGCGCTTGCCGACCGGCGCTGCCGGCATCACGATCGACCGGATCGGCGCGGCGATCGCCACCCCGGATCGGATTGCCTGGTCATGGGTTCGTGCGCAGGATGGCCGCGCGTTGCTGATGCGCCGTTATGTCCGCAACCAGGCCGGCCGCGCGACGACCGTCGATATCGGTCGGGAAGGCTGGCGCTGGACGGTTAAGCCGGCGACCGCATAGGGGCTGGCGCGATCGCGCCGTTCCTGCAATGACATGGAAATCCCCGCTATCGCTTTTGCCTAAACCTGTTGAGGTCATCGAAGCCGTGACGCCGTGCGATCAGCATCGGCATGAAGCGGGGCAAATCCACATTTGATCTGGTCGCGGCTGCGACCACCGAACTGACGCTAGTCGATGGCGAAGCGCCGCGCCGCGTCATGCTGCTACCGATCGGCCCGATCGCCCTGCGCGATGGTCGTGGTCCCTATCGCATCCGCGATCGTGCTCATGCCGAGGAAGTATTGGCGGCAACGCGCACCTACCTCGGCACCGTCGACTTCAATTTTGACTATGGCCACGGCCAGCAGAACGACCAGGCCGCGATTGCGTCCGGCTGGACGACCCTCGACAATCTCAGCGTCGGGGACGACGGCATCTATGCCGATGTGGATTGGACGCCGGCTGCGGCCGAGCGCATCCGCAACAAGGAATATCGCTATATCTCGCCGTTCTTTTTTGCCGAAAAGCCGGCGAAGGGCGGCGACGTGCTGGGGCTGAAGAACGCCGCCCTGGTCAACATTCCCGCCATCAACATGCCGGCGATTGCTGCCGGAACCTCGGAGGACGAAGAAGAGATGAGTTTGACCGCCATCGCGGCGGCGTGCGGCCTTGCGGCCACCGCCACCGAAGAGGACATCGTGGGGAAGATCGGCAGCCTGGTTGCAGCTTCCTCGCAGATCGCCATCGCCGCCGGCCTGGCCGGCACGGCCGGAGCCGACGAGGTCGCCGCCGCCGTCACTACCCTGCGCAAGGACTATGTCCCCAGTTCGGTCGTGGAGCCGATGCGCGCGGAACTGGCCCGCATCAAGGGTGAGCGCATCAATCAGATGGTCGCTGACCTGGTTGCGGCGGGTGTCGTGCCGCCAGCCAAGGAACAGTCGACCCGCGACTGGTTCGAGAAGGACGAGGTCGCTGCCTCCGCCTTCTTCAAGGACATGCCGCCGATCGTGAAGCCGGGCGAGGTCCCGGCCGGCAAGGCCGATGTCGACGATAACGGCCTGACCGCCGACGAAGTCGCGGCCTGCTCCGCCATCGGGGTCACGCCCGAAGCCTTCCTCGCCATCCGCAAGAGCCAGGAGAAAGCCGCATGACCGCGATCGCTGCTGATCGTCCCACCAAGCGCCGCTCGCGCGGCGTGCCCGTTCGCAAGATGGCGGCCGTCAAGGTCTATGCCGGCACCATCGTCGCCCTCAACGCATCGGGCTATCTGACGTCCGGTGTCGTTGCCACCACGCTGGTCGATCCGGGCGTCGCGGCCGAGACGGTCGACAATAGCGGCGGCGCGGCGGGTGACCTGTCCTGTCGCACCGAGAAGGGCATCTGGCAGTTTGCCAACAGCGCTTCGACCGACCTGATCGGCATCACCGAGATCGGCAAGACTTGCTACATCGTCGACAACCAGACGGTCGCGAAGACCGATGGCGGCGGCACCCGATCCATTGCCGGCAAGGTCTATGACGTGGACGCCCAGGGCGTCTGGGTCGACTTCGGCTGATCTTCAGAAAAGGGACGCTCCTCACATGCTTATCAACAAAACCAATCTCCAGACGCTGGGGACCGGCTTCCAGGCGCGCTTTCAGGGCGGTCTGGGCCAGGCCGGTTCGCAGTATCTGGAAGTCGCCACGGTCGTAAATTCGACTACCGGCAAGGAGGAATATGGCTGGCTGGGCAAAGTGCCCGGCATGCGCGAATGGCTGGGCGACCGCGTCGTCAACTCGATCGGTCAGGGCAGCTACTCGATCAAGAACAAGGACTGGGAAGACACGATCGAGGTCGACCGCAACGATATCGAGGACGACAATCTCGGCATCTATGGCCCGCTGTTCGACGAAATGGGCCGGGCGGCCGGCGCGCACCCGAACGAGCTGGTCTTTGCCCTGCTGAAGGCGGGCTTCGCCAGCCTCTGCTATGACGGCCAGTTCTTCTTCGACACCGATCACCCGGTGCTGGACGCCAACGGCGTGGCCCAGTCCGTCGCCAACACCGATGGCGGTACCGGTGCTTTCTGGGCGCTGATCGACATCAGCCGCGCGCTGAAGCCGATCATCTTCCAGGAACGCAAGAAATTGCAGTTCATCAAGAAGGACAACCCGGAAGACGAAAGCGTCTTCTGGCGCAAGAAATTCACCTATGGCGTCGATGCCCGATATAATGTCGGCTTCGGCTTCTGGCAGTTCGCCTGGGGTAGCAAGCAGCCGCTCACGGCCGCCAACTACGCCATCGCCCGCGCGGCGCTGATGGGCATGAAGGGCGACTATGGCCGCCCCCTCGGCCTGCTCTCGGGCGCCAAGCCGCTGCTCCTCGTTTCGCCTGGGCTGGAAAGCTCCGCGCTCAAGATCGTGAACAACGAACTGGGCGCCAACGGCGAGACCAACGAATGGAAGGACACGGCCCGCGTTCTCGCGTCGTCGTGGCTAGCCTGATGCAGGGCGCTCTTTCCCTCCAGGCCGCCCGCGCGCCCTATCGGCGCGGGGGCGTGGCCTTCGCCTCGACCACTGCGATCATCGTCGCCCTGGTCTCGCTCGACGGCCTCGGCCTCTCGCGCTTGCTGGCCGATCCGGTCATCACCGTGAAGCTCGGCCAGGAGGATGGCAGCTTCGTCGAGGAGCCGCGCCTGGCGGACCTGTCGGCCGAGGAATTGCAGGCGGTGATCGACGCCGCGCCGATCGTCGACGTAACCGCCTCGGCCGAGCTGACGGAAATCGATGTCGAGGCGGCGTTGCGCGGCCTGGTCATCGGCCAGCCGCAGCTGGCGTCGCGTCTCGATCAGCTCTTCGCCGCGTCCGACGCCTGGCATGCCGATCAGCGCCATATCTTCGACCAGGGGCATCAGTCGCTGGAAGCGCTCACCACCGCCTGGGCCGGCGATCGCGCTGCGGTCACCCAGTACCAGACAGACGAGATCGAGCGGAACCAGGCGCTGGCCGATGCCCAGGCGCGGATCGTCGAGCTGGAGGGCATCGTCGCTGCTGCAAAGACCAGCGAGCAGCCTGCCGCTGATGGCGCTGATCCGGTCGAGGCGGCACCGACGAAGGCTAAGTCCAAATCGACCAAGGCCGCCGACACGGCCGACTGACATCGTCGCCGCCCCTGCATGGGCGGCGGAGATACCCGGCGGGCGGTCACATGCCCGACAGCCCGCCGGGCCCATTTCTGCAGGAGCTTCCCTTGTTCGCTACCGCCGATGATATGCGCGCCCGCTTCAAAGACCTGGTCGAACTGACCAACCAGGCCGAGTGGAACGACGCCGCGATCGCGGAGGTCAACATGAAGCTGGTGACGGCGACGTCGATCGCGGAAGGATTCGTCGCACAGAAATATGATCCTGCGCCCGGTCGCGCCATCCCGCCGATCCTGACCGAAATCGTCTGTGACATCGCCTACGCCAAGCTGCATACGGCCCCGACCGAAGCGGTCGAGAAGCGCGAGGCCACGGCCATGGCGCTGCTCGACAAGATCGCCACCGGCAAGATCAAGATCGACCAGGGCAAGCAGGATATCCCGGCCCGATCCGGCGCCGTGATCGTGCCCGACGTGCCGCGCACCATGAGCCGCGACGGGCTGAGTGGCTTCTGATGGCCGACAGTTTCATCCTTCATGTCGACGGCCAGGCCGAGATCGAGCGCGCGCTGTTCCTGCTGAGCAGCAAGGCCGACAACCTCGCACCGCTGATGGACGTCATCGGCACCTATCTGGAAAGCGACGTCTCCGACAATTTCAAGGGCGAACATAGCCCGGCCGGCGTTCCCTGGCAGAAGTCGGCGCGCGCGATCGCGACCGGTGGCAAGACGCTTCAGGATTCCCGGCGCCTTTTCATGTCGATCACCCACCGCGCCGATGCGCATTCGGTCGAGGTCGGCACCAACGTCGTCTATGCCCGCCGGCATAATCAGGGCTGGAACGGCACCGAACAAGTCGCCAGCCATAGCCGCGTCTTGCGGGAAGTATTCGGGGTGGAGCTGGCCGCGCCGATCGTCGTGACGGTCAAGGCGCATAGCCGGAAAGCCAACACCCCCAAGCGCGAATTTCTGGGCATGTCGCCTGGCGTCCAGCAGGACATTCTGGGCGAGGTTGCTGATTATCTGGGCGTGGCGCCATGATCGCCGCGATCGAGCTGGCCGTGCTGGAACGGCTGAAGGCGATGCAGGGCGCGCTGGGCTTCGCCTGGAACCGCCTGCTGACGCTGCCCGAGGATTGGGACAATTATCTTGCCCAGAAGAAGGGCGAGGTTGTCGGGCCGATCGCGTGGATCGCCTTCACCGGCTGGACCGATGCCGAACGCGTCGATGGCATCGATGGCGAGCAGCTGCATGTGACCGGCACGTTCGCGCTGTTGGTCGGCAACACCAGCAAACGCCCCGACGAAGCGGCCAATCGCCACGGCGGCCCCAATCCGGCGACCGAGCCGGGCAGCTATCGGCTTGCCCTGGGCGCGGCGGCAGCGCTGGCCGGCCAGATGCTGGACCTGGACCTGGTCGCGCCGATCGAGGTCGGCAACTGCCAGCCGCTGCCCAAGTCCAAGGCGATGGCCGACCTGTCGCTGTCGGTCCATGGCCTGGTGCTGTCCTGCCGCTTCCCGGTCGCCCTGGCGGGCGAGGATTCCCCGGAAGAATTGCTGGCGATGCATGCCAATTGGGACCTGCCGATCTTTGGCTCGCCACACCCCATCGATGCCGATCCGGTCGCCGATGGCATCCAGCTGCCCGACGATGTCCATGCCGACGCCACCGACCATCTGACCTTGGAGACCGAAGAATGATCGACCGCTTGTTCATCAAGCCAGCGCCGGGCCTCAGCGTCCGCGACCCTGACGCCCCCGATCGCGCGCCCATCCCGGCCCACGGCAAGGGCGTGCTGCGCTCCACCTTCTGGGTGCGCCGCCTGGCCGACGGTGACGTCGTGGAGACCACCGAGGCCGCGATCGCCGCCGCCACGAAGAAGACGGCCGCCGCCGAGAAGAAGGACGAAAACCAGTGAGCAGCTTCAGCTTCGATCAGATCCCGTCGAACCAGCGCCTGCCCAGTGCCCGCGCCGAATTCAGCAACAACAATGCTCTCCAGGGCCTGCCGCCCGCCGCCAGCAAGGTGCTGCTGATCGGCCAGCGCCTGACGCCGGGCACCGTCCCGGCCTCGACCCTGCGCCGCGTCCTGACCGCTGACCAGGGCGTTGTCTGGTTCGGTCGCGGTTCGCAGCTGGCCCGCATGATCGCCGCCGCCTTTGCCGTGGACCCGCTTGTAGAACTGTGGGCGATCGCGATCGACAATCATGGCGGCGGCGTCGCGGCGACCGGCACGATCACGCTCACCGGGCCGGCGACCGCGAACGGCACGCTCAGCCTGATGATCGCCGGCACGCATCTTCAGGTCGGCGTGACGGCCGGTGACACCGCTACGGCTGTCGCCGCAGCGATTGCCGCCGCCGTGGCGCTGAAGCCGGACCTGCCGGTGGTCGCCGCCGCCGCTGCCGGCGTCGTCACCTTTACCGCCGTAAATCGCGGTTCGGTGGGCAACGACATCGATATTCGCCAGAACCATTATGACGGCGAAGTCATTCCGGCGGGCCTGACCAGCACGATCATCGGCATGGCCGGCGGCGCCACCAATGGCGATATCGTCGGTATCGTGGCCAGCCTGGGCGACGAACAGTTCCAGCACATCGCCACCGGCCTCAACGACGCGACGAACCTCACGCTGCTGGGCGCCGAACTGGCCACCCGCTGGGGGCCGATGCGCCAGATCGAGGGGCACGCCTGGGCCGGCATGGCCGGATCGTTCGCGACCCTCGCCAGCTTCGGGGCCACCCGCAATGACCCGCATGTGACGCTGGTCGGCGGTTTCCGCGTGCCGACGCCACCGGCCGAGCTGGCGACGGCCTTCGCGGTCATGGCCGCGCAGGAACTGACGAAGGACCCGGCGAAGCCGCTGTCGACCGTGGTCGTGCCAGGCGTCGTGGCGCCACGCATCGAGCATCGCTTCCTCGACACCGAGCGCGAGCTGCTGCTGCGCGACGGCATTTCGACCTTCACCACCTCCAGCAGCGGCGAAGTCGCGATGGAGCGGATGATCACGACCTATCAGACCAACAGTCTGGCGCTGGAGGATGTGAGCTATCTCGACGTCAATACGCTGGCGACGCTGGGCTATTATCGCTTTAGCTGGCGGGCGCGGATGCGCACCAAATTCCCGCGCGCCAAACTGACCGACGACATCATCACCGCCGTCCGTGCCGAGACGATCGCGCTGGCGCGCGAGTGGGAAGAGGAAGGTCTGATGGAGGATGTCGACGGCTTCATCGCCGGCCTCATCATCGAGCGCGACACCGCCAACCGCACCCAGCTCAATTTCAAGCTCACCCCTGACGTCGTGAACGGCTTGCTCCAGTTCGCCGCGCGCATCGAATTCAAGCTCTGAGCCGCCTCTGAGCGGCCTTTCAGAAGGGACTAAGATATGGCCAAGAACCAAGTCATCGGGCGGGCAAAGATCATGGTCGACGGCCAGGTCATCGCCACCGGCAGCGGCAACACCACCTTCGACAAGGGCGGTGTCACGCGCGAACCCGTGCCGGGCGATTATGATGCCAGCGCCTTCCGCGTCAGCGGCCAGAAGCCGGCGAAGCTGGAGATCAGCATCCTTACCAAGCAGGGCTACACTGCCGAGCAGTGGGAAGCGATCGTCGACAGCACCATCACCGTCGAGTTCGACAACGGCCAGACCTATGTGATGCGTTCAGCCTATAGCGAAGGGGCGCCGCCCATCACCACCAGCGACGGCCTGGCCAAGGCGGTGGCCTATGCCGGCGTCGCCGAACGGGTGAAGTGATGATCCCCCAGGCCGACCTGCCGCCTGGCGCGCGTCCGGACTTTCTGCTGCCGGACAACAGCTACCAGCTGCTCTATCCCGTGACCTATCAGGTGGGCGAGGAAAGGCACCTGCTGGAGCGGCTTCAGCTGCGGCGCATGACCGGGGCGGAAAAGATCATGGCGGAGGGGCCGGAGTCCCACACCGAGCGCACGATCAACATCATCGCCAGCATGACCAGCCAGATGAAGATCGTGCTGGCGAAGATCGACTGGGTCGACCTTGACCGACTGGATGAGTGCCTCGGTTTTTTTACCATGCATGGCCCGGCAACTGGCGTGACCTCCTAGCCGAGCTGGTGCTGGTCGCCGGTTGGCGGCCGGGCGACGCCTTCGCCCTTACCGATGCTGATTTGGAATTCTGGCTTGCCCAGTCCGAGCGACTGGCGGGGGAGAATAAATGAAGTTCTCCATGATCCTGGAAGCGATCGATCGCGCGAGCCGGCCCACCGAACGGATCCGCAAATCCACGGGCGATCTGGGCCGTACCGCGCAAACGACGGCCGGCGGTTTTCGCAACATGTCGCGAGCTACCGATACCGCCGCGCGATCGACCGCGCAGCTGGATCGTCGGATGGACCAGGCCAGCCGATCAGCCAGCCGGCTCGATCGCGCCGGCAGTCGCGTCGGCGCTGGCGTGACCCGGTCGGCGCGAAGCGCGGCCCGCGCGCTGTTCGACCTGGACCGCCGTATCCAGTTCAGCCAGGCGCAGATGGAAAAGCTGGCCTATCGGTCGGGCAGCTTCATTGGCAGCACGCTGAAATCCGGCCTGATGGCAGGCACGGCCATTGCCGGCGCCGGCCTGTCCGCCTCGATCTACAAGGTCGTGACGTCGGGCCTGATGTTCGAGAAGTTTCGGACCCAGCTGATCGGCCTGGAGGGATCGGCCGCCGCCGGCAATCGGGCGATGCAGTGGGTGTCCGACTTCGCGGCAAAGACGCCCTATGAGCTGGCCGAGGTGATGGAGGCATTCATCGCGCTGAAGGCCTATGGCATCGACCCGACGAACGGCACCCTCAAGTCCCTGGGCGACACCGCCGCCGGCATGGGCAAAAGTCTCATGCAGGCTGTCGAGATGATTGCCGATGCTCAGACCGGTGAGTTCGAGCGGATCAAGGAATTCGGCATCAAGGCCTCGACAGAGGGCGGCAAGGTCACCTTCCGCTGGCAGAAGAACGGCAAGGAAATGACCAAAACCGTTCGGCAAACATCGACGGAAATCCGTCAGGCACTGTTGGGCATCATGGATGCGCGTTTTGCAGGCGGCATGGAGCGCCTGGCGCAAACGACCGCCGGGAAATGGTCGACCCTGATGGATAACCTCACGATCAGCGCCAACCGCGTTTGGGAAGGCGGCGTAGGCGCAGCTGTCAACAAGCAGATCGATCGCCTATCCGACTGGCTCGGCGAGATGGAAAAGGATGGCTCGCTCAAGAAGTGGGCCGACGAAAGCGGCCAGAGCATCGGCGACTTTATCGCGACAATCTCCAGCATGGATTGGAAAAGCATCGCCGCCGACATCCGGGGAGTCGCGGGTGCCTTTGGCGAGGTTGCGCACTTCCTGGCCGAGCTGGACCGGATAGGCGGCAAGGGACGAAAGTTTCTGGCCGATGGGCAGGACCTTTGGGGTTATCGGGAATCGCTTGGGAGTGTGCAGCTCGATCCGCGCTATGGCTTCGGCTACAAAGCTCCATCCTGGATGCGATCGAAGCCGCAACCCCAGGCGAAGCCTAGTGGCGTCCCGTTTTTTGATGCCGCGCCGCAAACCAAGCCGAACGCGGTTCCGTTTTTTGAGGCCGCTCCGCGTCCTGCGCGCCCGAGCCCACTCAAACCATCGGCCTCGGCCAAGGCGCCATCGGGCAAGATTTCGATCGACATCAAGACCGATCGCGGCACGAGCGCCCGGCCGACCAAGGTGGCCGCGTCCGATCTGGACCTTGAGGTCAACACCGGCCGCGCGATGGGAGGCATGGCATGAGCGCGCCCGATGGCTGGCAAAAGGGCAGCTTTCGCGGTGTGCCTTTCCGGACCGAGGACCATCAGACCAGCGGCGGCCGTCGCGGTGTCACCCATGAATTCCCCCAGGCGGAAAAGCCGGTCTGGGAAGATTTGGGCCGCAGCGCGCGCAGCTACCGGATCACCTGCCATGTCGTCGGCGCCGACTATCCGTCGGTTGCCAACGCGCTGGCCGATGCGCTGGACCAGGCGGGTGCCGGCACGCTGATCCATCCATGGTTCGGGGCGATGCAGGTCGCCGTCCCCGAGCAGGGCTGGTCGCGCCGGGATTCCGCGATCGATGGCGGCATGGCCTGGTTCGATATCGAGTTTATCGAGACGGGCCTGCCCGCACCGGCCGCGCCGGCCAATGATACCCAGGCGCTGAGCGAGGCAGCCGCCGACACGGCGGCGGCCAGCGCGGCCGAGCAGGCCGGGCGCAGGATCAGCGTGTCCGACGCGGTCGCCTTTGTCGAGGAGGCGGCGGACCAGGTCGTGCAGGCGGCAGCGCTGGCTGTCCAGGTGCAAGCCGCATTGAACGGCGGCGTGGGTCCGACGCTCAGCCTGCTCCAGTCGCATCTTGGGGCGCTGGGCAGCGCCGCGACGCTGTTGCGTGCGCCGGTCGCACTGGGGGTGGAGATGGTCAGCGCGGTGCAGCTGCTCACGGTCATCGCCGGGAGTCCTGATGCCGGCGCGCGATCGGCGCGGGCGCTGATGGACTTCGGCGCAGACCTCGACCCGGTCCCCGGTAACACGGCGGCGCGGCAGCGCCAGCGCGATAACCAGGCGGCGATCGTGCAGCTGGTCAATCTCGCCGCCTCGGCCGAGCTGGTCCGCTGCCTCGCCGCCCAGGACTTCGCATCCTATGACGATGCGGTGGCGGCGCGGGACGATGCCTCCGATCGGCTCGATGCGCTGGCGCTGCGCCAGGCCGATGCCGGCGACGATGACGGCGCCGCGCAATATGACGCCCTGCTGCATGCGGTGACGGTCGACCTGACCGCCCGTGGCGGTTCGCTGGCGCGGCTGCGCGGCTTCACGCCGGCCGTGACTGAACCCGCCCTGGTGATCGCGCATCGCCTCTATGGCGATCCGGCCAATGTCGAGGCGCAGGCGAGCGAGATCGTGGCGCGCAATCGCGTCGGCCATCCCGGCTTCATCCCTGGCGGCATGGCGCTCCAGGTGCTGGAAGGTGGCGTCGAATGATCGACTTTAAGACATGGTCGAACGCACTCCTGGCGGCCGAATGCCGTAGCCAAGCGCGTTGCCAACTGGACCCTGAGTTTAGCCGCTTCATGGCCGAATTGGCCGATCGTCTCAGCGAAGTGGGAACGATCGTCGACTGGCTGCGCAGCCAGTCCGATGAGGGCGCGAGAATTGCCCTGACCATGAACAAGGGTTCGACGGCACGCGCCAGTTATGGCGGCGGCTCTTACGCTCTGAAGAGGGTCGCCGACATGATCGAGCGCGGCGAGCATCGAGAGGTTGCCGCCCATGGCTGACCTTCCTGATCTCAGCGAGAAGGTGGAGCTGGCGATCGGCGGCAAGCTGTTCGGTGGCTGGACCGGCGTATCGGTCAGCCTTGCCCTGGACGCGATCAGTGGCGCTTTTTCCCTCTCGCTCGCCACCAAGGACGATGCGAGCGGCGCGCCGATCGCGATCGCGCCGGACGATCGCTGCCAGCTGCGCATTGCCGGCGAGGTCGTGATCGATGGCTGGGTCGATGCGGTCGCGCCCTCGATCAGCGCGCAGGAGCATCGGGTCCAAGTCGATGGCCGCGACAAGACCGGCGACCTTGCCGACTGCTCCGCCATCTACAAGGCCGGCAGCTGGTCGAATGCGAAGCTGGAGACGATTGCCGCCGCGCTGGTCCAGCCGTTTGGCATTTCAGTGACGGCGCAGGCATCTACCGGCGCCGCCATCCGCAAATTCGCGATCCAACAGGGCGAGACGGTCCAGGCGGCGATTGAACGACTATTGCGGTTTCGTGGCCTGATCGCTGTCGCCTCGGCCACTGGCGATCTCATCATCACCACGCCAGCCACCGGCGCGCCCATCGCTGCGCTGGAGCTGGGGATCAACATCAAGTCGGCCAATGGCCGCCGGGACCATCGCGAGCGTTTCAGTGACTATGTCGTGAAGGGCCAGGCGCAGGGCGATGACCAGCGCCACGGCAAGGCGGCCAGCCAGGTGCGCGGCGAAGCCAAGGATGCGGGCGTTCGCCGCTATCGGCCACTTCTGATCGTGGCGGAGGACCAGGCCGACACCGCCAGTGCTGTGACCCGTGCCAAGTTCGAAGCCGGCGTGCGCGCAGGCCGGTCAAAGGGCGTCGAAATCGTGGTGGCGGGCTGGCGTGTCGCGCCCAAGGGCCAGCTCTGGCGGCCGAACCTGCGCGTGCGCGTCAAATGCGCCCCGGCAGGATTCCCCGATGATGTCCTGCTCATCACCGCCGTGGTGCTGCGCAAGGACAGTGAGGGCACCACGGCCACGCTGACCTGCGCGCCGCCCGAGGCAATGGCGCAGTTGGTGGAAAAGGAGGGGAAATGAGCCTCCAGGCGATGAAGAGCGCGCTTCAGGCGCAGGCGCACCGGGTTCGCATGATGGTGACCCGCGCCGTGGTGGCAGGCGTCGACGACAGCAAGACGATGCAGTCGCTTCAGGTCGACCTGCTGGATGACGAGACGCAGGACGCGGTTGAGCATTTCCAGCCCTATGGCTTCACCGCGCATCCGCGCCCTGGTGCGGAAGCGGTCGCCTTGTCGGTCGGCGGCCTGCGCGGCCATACGCTGCTGCTGGGCGTCGCCGATCGCCGCTATCGGATCACCGGCCTTCAGGAAGGCGAGGTCGCCATCCACGATGACCAGGGCCAGTTCGTTCTGCTCGGCCGCGACGGCATCCGCGTGGTCAGCCCGCAAGGCGTTTCGATCGAGACGGACGGCGATTTCAGCGTCGAAGCCGGCGGCGCCGTGTCCATCAAAGGCGCGGGCGAAACGCTGATCGACGGCGCCAGCATCCTGCTTGGCGAAGGCGCCAGCCTGAATGCCGCCCGTAAGACCGACACGGTCAGCACTACCGCCATCACTGGCGGTTCCAGCAAGGTGAAAATCGCATGACGACAGGCAAATCGCGGTGGCGCAAGGCGCCGCTACCTTCCGAAAACATGACCGCCGTCCGCACGCTGATCGACCAGGTCGCGCCGTGCCTTGCCGCAGGCGATCCGATCGAGGCGCATGTCTGGACCGATGCGAAGGGCCGGCATCGCAAGGTCCATGCCCGCTTCGCCGATGGCTGGCGCGCAACCGTGACGCTGCACCTGGACGGCACCGGCTCGCTTAGCCAGGCGCTGAAGCTCAGGGGCGAGATCAAAGGGGTGATGGCGTGAGCGAGGAAGCCATGCCCTTCATGGAGGCCGAGTTTCTTGGCGGGAAGCTGATCGAGATGGCGGAACGGCTTCTGCCCGTCGACAAGGTCATGCCGGGCTGTCAGGCCAAATACGCCTTCGAGATGGACGATGTGACGTTTGACGTCGTTTTGACAGTGAGGCGCGGCAAATGACCGACATTGCCCTGGCCTTTGCTGACGACGCGCTGTTCGCCGACATCGCCCTGGAAGGCGGCGATCTGGCGACCGACGACGGCTTGCGCACGGCGGTCATCATCTCGCTCTTCACCGACGCACCCGCCCGTGCCGACGATCCATTGCCGCAGGACGGCGCCGATCGGCGCGGTTGGTGGGGCGACGCCGGCAACGACGACGCCAATGATCGGACCGGATCGCGCCTGTGGCTCTTGGAGCGCGCCAAGGCGACCAGCGACACGGCTACCCGCGCCCGTGAATATGCGCAGGAGGCCCTGGACTGGATGGTCGCCGATGGCGTCGCCGCCTCGGTCTCGGTCGAAGCGACCCTCTTTCGCCCGACGCAGGCGGCGCCCCAGGCCGCGCTGCGCCTGTCCATTGTCATCTATCGGCCGAGCGGCGTGCGCGTCGCGATCGACATCCTGTGGGATGCCGAGGCCAACCGCATCCTGTCCACCGGAGTGACCGCATGAGCAGCTTCGCGCGCCCGACCCTGACCGAGTTGATTATCCGTATCCAGGCGGACATCACGGCCAAGCTACCGAGGTCGGACAGCCGCCTGCGCCGCAATGTGCTTAACGTCCTGGCGCGCGTTTTCGCGGGCGTGATGTTCGGCCTTTACGGGCTTCTCAGCACCCTCTCAAAGTTCCTGCCGGACGAAGCCGAGGGCACGATGCTGCTGCGCTGGGGCGCGATCATGGGCAAGCCGCGCATCGCCGCGACCGCCGCCGCCGGCAATATCGCGCTGTCCGGCATCGATGGGTCCGTTGTCCCTGCCGGGACGATCGTCGCGCGATCAGACGGCACGCGCTATGCCACCAGCGCCAGCGCCACCATCACCGGCGGCAGCGCGATCGCGACCATCACGGCCGAAGCGACCGGCGACGCCGGCAATATGGTAGCGGGCCAGGCGCTCAATTTTGTTTCGCCTATCGGCGGTGTGAACGCGGTCGCCGTCGTGGCCGCCGGGGGAATCGCGGGCGGCGCGGATGAGGAAAGCGAAGAGCGTCACCGCGCACGTATCCTGGAGCGGATGCGTGAACAGCCGGCGGGCGGCAAGGCTACCGACTATGTCGCCTGGGCAAAGGAAGTCGCGGGCGTCACCAGGGCGTGGCCCTATGAAAATTGGGATGGCCTCGGCACGGTCAAATTGCTGTTCGTCATGGATGATCGCGAAGACATCATTCCGGAGGCTGGGGACGTCTCGATCGTCGGCAACTATATTGGTGCGCGCCGGCCGCTGGGGGCGGAGGTTACGGTCGCGGCACCGACAGCCCAGCCATTGAATTTCACCATCGCCCTGACGCCCGACACGGCCGAAGTGCGCGCCGCCGTCGCGGCCGAACTGGACGACCTGATCGCCCGTGAGGCGGAACCCGCCGGCACGCTCCTGATCAGCCACATGCGCGAGGCTATCTCGACCGCTGCGGGCGAGACCGACCATGTGATGAGCAGCCCCACCGCCAACCAGACAGCAGGGGCCGACGCCATCTTCGTTTTGGGGACCATCACATGGGCGTGATCCCCGCTTCAGGCTATCTCGCCCAGATGAAGGCGCTGCTGCCGCGCGGCGCCGCCTGGGCACGCGAAACCGGATCGATGCTGGTCGCGCTCCTTGATGCCTTCGCCCAGGAGTGCGGCCGGTTCGACGCCCGCGCCCATGCGCTGCTGGAGGAGGTCGATCCCCGCACCGCCTCCGAACTGCTAGGCCGGTGGGAACAGGTGTTGGGGCTGCCCGATCCCTGCACACCGGCCGAGATCAGCATCGAGGCGCGACGGCTCGCCTGCTGGCGCAAGCTGGCCTTCCAGGGCGGACAGACGCCGGCATTCTTCCAAACCATGGCGGCGGCGATGGGCTTCGCGATCGAGATCCACGAATTTGACCCGAACGTCGACGACTATGCGCCCTCGCTCGCGGCCGAGGTCGCCGCCGGGCGCTGGCGCTACATCTGGCGCGTCCATGTCCTGAACGCCGGCACCTTCTCGCTGTTTCGCGTTGGGACTGGCCGGGCCGGCGATCGGCTGCGCGAAGGCGATGCGGCCGTCAATCTGGAGTGCATCTTCCAGCATGCCAAGCCCGCCCACACATACGTCATCTTCACTTATCCGGAGAGCTAAAGCCCATGTTTCGCGTTAATTCGGACGGAGCGACCAGCGACGGTCATTTTAAGGAAGACGCCCCGGCGACTGTTCTGCCCGCTGCCTGGCTGAACATGATCCAGGACGAACTGGAAAACATCGTCACCAATCCGCAGGGCGGCAATCGGGCGCTCGATCCCGCGCAACCCGATCAGTTGCTTGCCTCGATCCTTATGATCGCGAGCAACGCGGTCGCCAGCATGGTCAGCCTGACCGTGGGCGCGACCGGCCAGCTGAAGATCGGCGCGCTGATCATCAAATGGGGCGGCTATCGTGAGACGATCACGGATGAGGTCAGCCGTTCGGTTGTATTTGCCCAGCCGTTTCCCAATGACGTCTTCCGCGTCAGCTTGACCCCGGTTGTCGCCTCGGCCGGCGACAAGCAGGACCTGTGGGTCCAGCTGATCGCGCCGACGCTCACGAAGGTCGGCTTTTCCGTTCAATTCCAGGATGACGACAGCACCGACAGCCGCAGCGCCGGCTTCGACTGGATCGCCATCGGCCACTGAAGGAGGACTTTATGACTGAACGCACGACTAGCAGCTTCGACCCGGCCCGCCGCATCTACACGGTGGTTCCCAATGACACCGTCGATCTCAGCCCGGCGCCCAAGGCGCTCTGGGTCAACGTCGCTTGCACTATCGACGTGATGGGCGACGACGGCGTCCAGGGCAGCATCGTCATGCCAGCCGCTGGACCGCTGCCCTTCGCGCCCAAGCGCGTTATGACCAGCAGCACCGCCCCGGCCGGTGCGATCAAGGCATTGGTCGGCTGATGTTGTTCGGCTTCGCACTGGCGACGGTCGCGGCGTCCGTTGCGGCGCCGGTCGATGATGTTGCCGCAGCGCTGGGCGCGATGAAGGTGGCCCCGAGTGCTGGGCGGCGCGACCTTTACGCAGCCCTTATCAATGGACTGAAGAGTGATGGGGTCTGGAACCGCCTCGACTGGCTGTTGATTTCCGCCGCCCATGATGAGCAGGCAGGTCGCATCAATCTCAAGGCCCCCTCCAAAATGGCTATCGCCTCGGGCGGGCTAACGTTTACGGCGGACCGTGGATTTAGCGGCGATGGCACTTCGGCCAGTTTGGACCTTGGGGAGAGGCAGGGAGCGCCTAGCCAGTATGCAAGGCAAGATAGTTGTTCTGCGGGTGTGTGGTGCAATCAACAGGGCGCGGCATCTGGTCAATTCGGGCACTTCGCCCAAGCTGCATCGACACACCGAACCTCCATTCTTGCACATTCCGGCGGCAACGATGTGATCAGAGCCGCCGATGCGACCGCCGACGTCCTTCGCGCCGGCACTACTCGCGTCGGACACCGTGCTTTCGCCCGATCGGGGCCAGCTAACAAGCTTGGCTTCTTCAACGGCGCGCAAGTTTCCACGGCCGCTACACCTTCAACTGGACTGTCCTCTCTCAACATGGTCCTGCTTCGCTGGAACACTGGCTCCTTCTCGCCAGATCGGATCGCGGCGGCTTGGACTGGGGATGGGTCGATCACCGGCGCAAAGGCCGCCGCGATCCACGACCGGCTCAATACTTTCCTTACGGCGATCGGCGCCGCATAAACCGCCTTTGAGAGGCCACTTAGAAGCCTCTCACCGCTCTTTGAATTGTTCGTATTCGGGACTTCGACGCATGCGGGCACATTGCGTCAGCCAACATCTCGGCCGTAGGTTGGCGCAATGATTGGCTACAAACACATCAACCCGAATTTTGCGTGGCGCTTTATGTATGGCGAAAGCGTCGCGCTCGGCACGTTCAGCTATTATCGGGAATGGGATGATCCCCGCGCAGATCGGGAAGAAGGCTACCAGCTGCACGACATCGAGGGCACATTTGAAGGCGGCAGTCCGCAAGCCGGGTGGATGCAGGAGAACATGCACATCACATTGGGGGAGGGGCTACCCATGTCATTCCACAACATTGGAATGCGCAACGTCTTTCCAGATTATCTCATATTTTGCTTCTCTCGCGATCCGGATTTCAAGTTTGCGGCAAAAGAGCGGCTTTGGATCGTGGAGTTTGATGTTGGGCTACTGCTGAAGGATATCGTCCGTGCGGCGCCGATCATTGGATGGCCGGCTGTAGATAATGTCGCATATGATAAGGAGCGAGGATGCCTCAGGCGGAATTCTATGCCCGTCAGCAATCCTTTCAAAAAACCGCCGTCCTTTGCCTGGGAGAATGAAACGAGGGCGCTATTCCAGCGGTATGCCAGCCGGCGCCAGCAGGTGTTTCTCAAGGCGCCGAACGCGTCGAGCTACACGAAGCTGCTGCACAATCCGCTGCTTTGAGTGCTACAGAAACTCTTGTCCCGCACTCCAGAAGCTCTCGTCGCGCTTCATTGGAAGCGGGAACCTGGATGTCTGGCAGAGCCTGGGACATGAGCTTTCTCCTGTTCGCGGGCGCCCTGACCATCAGGCCGCTATCCGCGCCCGCTCCACCACCACCTCCCCTCCTGCCCGGTGCAGCTCGTTCCAGTCATTGTATGGAGCTGGCGGCCACAGGGTGATGACTTGGCGCCCAGGCCGCATGTAGCGCGCTTTCGCCTTGGCGACCGCGCGCCGTCCGGCCCTGTCATTGTCCGCAAGCAGAACAAGCCGCTTGACGCTCTGCGGAATAGCTACTCTGTCGAACCGCTCGGCACCCAGCGTTGCCCAGACCGGAATGCCAAGAAGCGTCCCCGCTGACGCGGCATTCTCGACCCCTTCGGCGAGACCGAGCACGGTTTGCGCCGGCTGAATTTGTACCGCCCCTGCCCCTAGAGAGCCCAAGGTCCGCTTGAACTTTGCGAGCAGGGCCGGGCGGCCATTGGGCTGAAGAAATATCCGCTGGACCGCTACAATCTGGTCGGCTTCGACGACGGCGGCGAGAATTGCAGGAAGAAAGCGGACGTCCATCCCACCCCCGAGCGGCGTCGCGCCGTGAAAACGCAGCGCGCGCGATGTCTGATTTATGCGTCTGCCTGCGAGGTATCGCGCGGCGGGCGTGCCACCAATTGGGCCTGCCTCGCGCCACAGTCTGAGGGCCGCGGTGGATCTTCGCCGACTATGTGCTGCTACGCGGTGTCCGATATCTGCTCCACCGCATATAGAGATGCGTTCAAGCCGCAAGGCGCGCAGAATTTCAGCGATCGTGCAGCCGCCGAAGCATTTGAACAGCAGAGCCGAATCACCGACCCTCACCGAAAGACTCGGGCTCCGGTCCTCGTGGGCAGGACAGGAGCACATTCCTCCCCCATTCTTCCACCGTCCCCCCAGCCGGTTGACCAGCGTCTCGCCCTGGCGATCAAGACTGGTCATCGACAGGTTCAGATCTGGCTAGAGGAAGGCGCTGCCGATGTTCTGCGTTTGCGAGCGCCAATGCCATCGAATGAACCAGGGATGCATTCGAAGCTATGCTCGATATTTCGGCGACGGGCAGAGCGTGGTGAACGTGCAGAACCTGCGATGTCCGGGTGACCGGCGCCATTGCGCCCATCAGCGGAGACCGCATCCAATCTTTGCCATTCTGACTGCTATCGCCGGTGATCCACTCGGTCTGCTGTCCCGAAGCGCGCTCGATCCGGGCAGCCGATCTGTCCCCCAGTCTCTGGGCAATCTCAAATGCAAGGGTCGCCAGTTTTGCGACGCCGCGGTCATGCATCATCCGGAAGTCGATATTTCGCCGGAAGATAAGCGAAATGTAGCGGATGAATGCGAGGGGTGAAGTGGGCATGAATTGCTCCTCAACAGGATGGGTTTGCGAGCCTACAAGGCTCTCCCCTCCCAACCCCACTTCTCTTCCTATCTGTGGCGGCTACCGCCCTGATCTGCATTTTGCTCGGTTAGCGTCGCCGGTCAGCGCAACCGATACGGCTCCTTCTCGCTGGCTCGCTGGTTGCTTTTAGGTTTCATTTTCATGACAATATTGAATGGGTAACAAACTGGCTTCCCGCCGACGATCTAGGTGCGATCGGGCCGCCAGCATGCAAGAGGTCGCACTCAAGCCATGCAAAAGAGACAAACTCCCCCCGACCTCACCGCCTATCGAGCCCGACTCGAAACTTTGACCGGCCGGCCGAGGGATTGTCTCGAGTTGCTCGCAGAGCGCTATCCGCCAAAGAAGATCGCCGGGATCCTGAATATCGGGACGGACCAGGTCTACAAGCATATCGCGAAGGCGCGTGACCATCTGGGTGGAATTGAGCGCAGCGAGGCAGTGCGCCTCTTTGTGGCCTTCCAGGCCGAGGTGAAGGAAGCATTACCCCCCACCCAATTATTAGCCCCCCAATCTTTGGGTCTGTCCTCGGACCATGTTTCTCAGCCATCTGAACCCGCCAACCAAGCAGCGGATGCGCTGGCCAAGTCCGGCGGACCGTTCACCGAAGAGCAGGATATCTACATCCTGTCGCAGGTGGTCCCGACCCTGATGGCCTATGCGCCGCTCAGATCGAGCGGGAGAAAAGAAAATGACCTGACGACGCGCTTCACCATGACGACGGTTGCCGTTCTGACGGCTGCTGCCCTTGTAGCGGCAGGATCGGCCGCATCTCTTCTATCGGCGCTCAACGGGATGCCCCGATAAGCTGATCTATCCCCATCACACCGAATTTGACCCGTTCCGAGCAGGAACGGGAAGGAGACCCCATGCGCATAAAACGCAAAGACATCGCCCAATCAGTTGCAGAGCGGCTCTTTGCCGCAGAGACTGCTCTCGACCTCGCCGCCGCCCGCATTGCGGAACTGAATGCCGCACTGCCGCTGGCTCGGCTCGACGCTCGGCTCTCCGCCACCATCGGGCAAGATGCAGTGACCAGTTCGGCCGCCGCCATGGTCCTCGTCGCCCGAACACGTGAAGAGATCGTTGCGACTCATGCGAACCTCAAGCGGGCGAGCGACGACATGGGCCTGCGGGAAGTGAGCTACGGCGATCTTTTCAAAGCCGGAGTGGCGCAGCATCGCACACCCGAGCCACATCTTCGCGCGGTCTGATCTCCGCAATTACAATATGTTGACGGACCGGAGCTCTTCCTGTTCATCCTTGGGATGATGCGACAAAGTGCTTTCCTGGTGCTGCTGATATTCAGCTCGCTATATGCGGGCTTGCGTGGCGGCCGACCCGAGCAAATCGGGGCGGCCTCCCTGCTCAGCGGCGCCCTCCTTTCTGCACTTGTCGTCAGTCCCTTTGGAGGCCGCTTCCGGCTTGTCGAAACAGGCATGTTGCTGATCGACATTGCTATTCTGGGCAGTTTCCTATGGCTTTCAATAAGAAGCACGCGCTTCTGGCCGCTGTGGATCGCAGCAATGCTGGGCGCAGAAGTGATCGTTCACCTCATGCGGGCGATCATGCCGGGCATCATCCCGCAGGCGTATATCGATGGCCTGGCGATCTGGAGCTGGATCATTCAGCTGATGCTTGTCGCGGGAACCTGGCGGCATCAAAAGAGGCTGGCGCGTCAGGGTGTCGACGCATCCTGGAAGAGCTGA